CATCAGCAATTCCTCCGGACGTGTTTGAAGTCATCGAGGGTATTATGTCAGATGCAGGGGAGAAAGATCAAGTCGCAAAGCTCCTGCTCACCGGAAATCCGAATTTCACGTCTGGAGAGTTCTACAACGCTTTCCACCGGAATGCGGCCCTGTATGAGCTATTTACGATCTCAGGCGATCCCAAGATCAAACATATCGTCGGAGACACGAAACAGAACCACGGCAAGGTATATTACTCGAAACGTGTCACGAAGAAATATTGTGACATCATGGAGAAGAAATATGGAATTGACAGCGCGGTATATGACGTGCGTGTGCGGGGACTATTTCCGAGACTGGACGATGCCGCATGTATTCCGCTCCAATGGGCAGAGCAAGCCGTTGATGTCCAGCTACCTGGATTCGATTCCGTTGCTGACCCAATTACTGTCGTCATGGACGTTGCGCGTCAAGGTGGAGACGAAACCGTCCTGGCTCTGTTCCGGAAGGGACAATGCATATCGATGAAGACCTGGGCGAAGACGTCGACGGTCCAATGCGAGGATATCGTGCTTGAGGCGATAAGATCGGTGCGCGCGAGCGGAATGACAGTACTCCGGACTATCATTGACGAGCCGGGCGTCGGGGGTGGCGTGGTTGACGGGCTTAGACGACGTGACGTAGTTGTGACGCCGTATAATGGCGGCGAGAGCCTAAAAGCCGACAAAGACCCTGCTGACGACATTCGCATGTTCGCAAACCGCAGATCACGTGACTGGTGGTACGCGCGACGCGCATTCGAGCAGGGGTTGATCCATATCCCTGATGACGAGATTTTGGTCAACCAATTGGCGTCGGTCCAATACGGATATAACGAGAAAGAAAAAATCCTGGTCGAGAGCAAAAATAAGATGCGCGACCGTCTCGGCGAGGACGCAAGCCCCGATAGGGCCGATGTGATTGTAATGGGCCTTGCCCCATGGTACTCTTTCCGTTCAAACAACATTGAGGTATCAGAAAACGATATCATTGAGGGTGACGACCGACCGATGGCAGAGATGGATTTGTGGTGAGTTTCCTATAAGGGAAATCTTCAAAACTAAAACATACCCACACTTTCGTGAGTATAACTTCTTTACGGCAGTCGCGGATGGTTTATAATGATATCAATAGGTTAGGTATCTCTTACTTTGTAGAAAATTCCCTATAGAGCCTCTGTTATGGTTAAAAAGGGTTAACAAGGAAATTAACCAATGGCAAAGCGCCGCGTCCGAGTCAAAGCTGGTTCCCCCCGATCTCCTGGTCGCCCCCTCGCAATTGAAGGGGAAGCGATGGTCGTAGACGGTGAAGTCGTCCGCAGCTTCATGCCCGCCGGAAAAGGCGGAATGGAGTTCATGGGCGTCGACACCCTGATCAATCGCAAGGGCTGGTCGATCTACCGAGATATGAAGCACGACGATCAGGTCAAGGCGACATTGGCCTTCAAGAAGATTTTGATCCATGGCAGGTCATGGGAGATGAAGCCCGCAGTAGCAGAGAACGAAGAGGCTGAAAAAATAGCCAAGTTCGTCAAGCACAACCTCGAGCGGATGAATTTCAAGGAAGTAGCTCGCCAGGGGCTGTCCGCGCTGGAATTCGGCTTCTCTGCCGGCGAGATCATCTGGGAGGTCGGAGAGTGGGAAGGAGACAAGGCCCTGCTCATCAAGGCGATCAAACACCGTGATCCGGAGACAATCAAGATCATTGCGGATAAACACGGGAATATCAGCGAATTCAGGCAGGACAGCAAGACCGGGGACAAGATCAGCTTGCCGCCGAACAAGATTTGGCATTTTGCCCATCAGAGTGAATTCCAGAACCACTACGGCGTATCGGACCTTCGGGCGGCATATCGCAATTGGTGGGCCAAAAAGTTCCTGATCAATTTCTGGAACGTTTTCTTGGAGCGGCTTGGCTCTCCCATGACAATGATGAAATATCCGTTGGGCGCGTCCGACGAACTGAAACGACTTCTGAAAGGTATCCTGACTGGGTTGTCCGCGAAATCGGAAATCCTAGTGCCCGAGGGCGTGGAAGTCGAATTAATCGAGGCAACTCGGTCAGGAACCGCGACCTATCAGGAAGCACTCCAATATCACGATAACGCCATATCGCGTGCCCTGCTCGTCGTCGCCCTGCTTGGGGCGGGCGGATCAGACGTGACACGTGGTGCGGACAGCCAATCACGTCTCCAATTGCGCGTGCTCTTCAAAATGGCGGACGAACTTGGCAAACAGCTGATGACGACGTTTTCCGAACAGGTGATCAAAAATCTGGTCGACATGAACTTTGAGCACGACAACCTGTATCCCACGTTTATCTGGCAGGACTATGGCGAATTCGAGGGGATAGAAGTCGCCGACACGATCCGGCTGCTGCACGCGGCGGGAATGGTTGACATGGACCAGGAGGACGTAAATTACGCAAGAAGCATTCTCGGACTACCACTACGAAAGGAAGGTGATCCAGAAGACGAAGTTGTTCGCCCGCAACCCTTGCCGCCGCCCGCCGATCCGAATAAGCCGCCCCCGAGCGCATCGCAAGGCAACCAAAGCGCCGACAAGGGTGCGGGTGGCAATCGTGCTACCACCCCAGCAAAAGGGGCAAAGAAATGATTGAGACATGGCTTCACATCATCGGACCTATGGTTATTGGCGTCGCCGCCGGTCTCATGATTTATGATATCGCAAAGTGGACATTGAAGCGCCTAGTGTTCGCAATTCTGAACCCTATCTATTCCGCAACGAAGTGGAAGCGTCTACGAGGGGTCCTGAGAGGATGAACCTCCCCATAGTCCTCACCATCGCCGCAATGGTTCCGTCAGTGATTGGTGGGACGTGGGTCGGCTACAACTCATACGACGAGATCAAAACGCAAGTCGCGGAGAATACGACGGCACGATTGTTGAACACGTGGCAAAGGTTGAGTGCAGCCAAAAAGGAGCGTAGACTGTCTCGTGAAGAATTCATAGCGTGGTGTGATGCTGGTATCCGGCTACGCATCATCACCACATGCAAGGAGAATTGAAATGGCTGTTGAATGGGACATGGAAAAGAGTGGCCCGGCGACGCGCGCCGAGGCTGTCACTCCCGCAGATAGTTCCGATCTGACCAACGTCGCACGCGCCCTGTTCGTCGGCACAGGTGGAAACCTGAAAGTTGAAATGCAGGGCGGTGACGTCATCACGTTCACTGGCGTTGTCGGCGGGACGCTGTATCCGTTCGCCGTGACGAAGGTGTTCTCTGGCTCGACGACCGCTTCGAACATCACGGCGATCCGATAATGGCGACAGTCATCCTCACGTCTCCCACGAAGAACGGCGTCCTCACTGATATGAAGGGTGTCGCGCGGGGGAAAATTGCGTTCAATCCAGTTCAGAAAAATAGCAAGGGTGATGATGAGCTTGCTCCCCGTTTTCATCTGAGGGGGAAATCTCACCCTGGTCCCAAAGGTATCGTGACGGTTCCGGATGTGAAATCTGTCGTGGACATCGCGACATATCAAACTCCCTATCGGACCAAGGACGCGACCAAGACAACCCCTGCTAAATTCAGTCCATTTACGTTCATCTATATGCAGATGTCCAAGGATAGCTTTGAAGACCTTTTGAGGGCGGCAAGCGCGCAGGGAAGGATCGGAAACATGACCATTGCATACGCCACTGGCGTATCTCCTGAAATAGGAAACGGTGACGGGACTTGGGGTGTTGACCCACAGACCAACGGCGTTCAGTTGACATTCTAATGACCAATATTTTAGATATCCAATTTGTCGGAATGTCCCAGGTTCAGCTTCTGAACCTAGACCTTGTCTCGAGTATCACGACCGCGCGCATGGTTCACGATAGCAATGGTGTTCTTGGGTATACCCCCGAAAATCTGGTCGAGGACAGCGAGGCTCTGGAAGAGTGGACGGGGGTCCGGACGACTCAGAGCAACGCGACGGACAGCTACGAAGATATTTCTCTCAGTTCTATCTTTGAGACGACCGACAACAACACCCACCACACGAATAACACGGCGGCGACAACCATCGCCAACATCACATATACCTATTCCGGGTATCTGAAAAAGCTTGGCCGGCAGTATGTCACCCTGCATGTCTCGGGGTCGGACGCTTATGTCACTATTGATCTGGATGCTGGCACCGTAGAGGCGACTGGCGGAACGAATTATATCTCCAGTTCAATCTCTCTCGATTTGGGAAGCGGTGTTTATCTGTGTTCCCTATCCCTGTCTGTTGGGGCGACCAGCCTAACCCCCACGATTTATATGAACGAAGACGCAACGGATGCGATCACAGGAACGTATGTCGGCGACGTCACGAAGGGTGTGAAGTCTGGCGGCTTTGTTCTCAATCGTGGGACGACGCGCGATCCGTATTTCGCGACGACCGGCGCGGCTCGCTTCGGACCTCGCCTTGGTGCCAATCTTTTCGATGGTGTCTCATGGGCAGATAACGGCATTGGAACGTTCTCCGCTTACACGAATGAATATCTCAACAACGAAGATATGGCGACATCCCATACCGACAGTGCCACGACCACGATCAACGCGAATGCGACAGCCGCCCCTGACGGCGAGACCACGGCGGATAGAATTATCGATGACTCTTCGACCGGAACGGGCGGCGTCTCTTCCCTGGTCACATTGACGTTGGCTGGGACGGGTGTTCACACGTTCTCAAAATTTGTCAAGGCAGATGGACTGGACGAGTGTGCCCTTGAAACCGCGCTCTTCGATGCTGGCGGAAATGGTGTCTCGTATTTCGATCTGACTGGTGCAGGGGCCGTGAACACGGAACATGCGAACCATACCGCGCGCATCGAGAACTGGGGCGGCGGCTGGTATGTATGTGCTGTGACGTTCACAACCTCCGCAGACTTGGTCGGGACGTGTCAGCTTCACGTTGTCCAGACAACCGACTCCCTGACCGTTGACCTTGACGGGACAAGCTCCCTGTTCTCCTGGGGAGGAATGATTACTGCGACGGCGACCCCGATGCCATATAGCGGAGTGACCACTTCGGCTGCTCGCGCAACGGCGGTTGACAGTCTTACCCAGTCTATCAGCACAATTATTGGCTGGACCGATCTCAGTGGGACCATATATATGAAGTGTAAAAAGCCCTGGATATCTGGACAGGAGCAATACGTTTTCACTATCAACGACGATGGGTCGTCTAATCAGATATTCTCGTCCATCAATAGCAGTGGAATTATAACGGGCCATATATTTGTTGGAGGGTTCCAGATGCAGGAATTCTATTCTATAGCTATTGCTGATGGAGACCTGTTCCAGTATGCCTTCGGGTGGGCTGCGAATGATGGCGGTCACTCGAAAGATGGGGCAGCAATCGAAGTGGACACGGCGATCACCATGCCGACTGGCTTTATCGATCTTGATATCGGGAAGCGGCACAGTAATACCCTTCAATTTAATGGGTATATTCATCGTGTGACGTTGGACAATGAAAAATTTGCCAGTGCGTCTATCGTCAACTTATCTGGGAATGGTCCTTCATCGAATAAAGAAAATCGAATTGGCGTCACCGTTGGGATGGGGATATGAGTAGGTTTGCAGGCAACGAAAAAAGAACAAAGGCGGTGGGCTTTCAATCACTCTTGAAGGCGTGTATGCTTTTGAAGATGGTTTTATGCCCGCTGCACTTTCGGCTCAAGTGACGAGCATCACAAGCGGTAGCCCGCTGAAAATTTTATTCGGAGTTTAAAATGCCCAAACGTCTAAACTTCCCTCGAAATGAGGCATCGCGGCGCGATAGGATCGCTGGCCGTGAAATCTACAACGCAGCAACCCGCAATATCAAGTCGCGGAACGATGCTCTCGCCCAGAGCCGGTATCCCACGATTGGTGGAGATATCGTTCTGAGCGGCACCGCCATCAGCGGCGGCGTCACCGAGGAAATGATGGTCAACGGATCGGAGACCTTGATCCTGACCCTGAGTGGTGATACGTGGCATGCAGATATCGGCGCGAACAACGAAATAACTGATGCCCTGATCGCTGGCTTCTCGACCCTCGAGGCAGAAGCCGCTGGCTTCATTGCCCAGATCATCGGCGGCGACGGCGCGCTTGACAATACCGATATCGTTCGAACCAGCGCCACAGTCGTCACTATCACCTTCCCAGCTTCCGCTTCATTCTCGATTGCGGCTTCCGAAGTCGTGAACATAGATGTTCCAGGTCTCTGCACGGCGAAGGGTATCGATCCGACTTCTGACAGTTTCACCGTCACCGGAAACGTCTCCATCGCCCTGACCGGCACCGCGATTGCTGGCGGCGTCCTCGAAAGCGAGATCGTCACCGGCTCCGAGACTGTCATCATCACCCTCACGGGCGACACCTGGGCCGCTACCATCGCAGCGGACAACGCCATCACCACGGCGTTCCTCGCGGCTATCCTTGGAGACCTTGCCGATGCGGCTGGCTGGAATGCTCAGATGGCTCTCGTACACGGCGACTTGGCGCGGACCAGTGCCACGATCCTGACGCTCACCCTGCCCGCCACGGCTGGCTACTCGATCACGACCGGTAATGAGACCGTCACCGTCCCCGTCCAGTCGGACGCGGTTGCGGGAGGAATTGTCCCTGTCTCCAAAACCTTCGTCATTACGGAAGGATCGTAAGATGGCAAAGCGCATTGAAGGAGTCGAGATTTTCGCCACCGGCAAGCACCGGGGAAGTCAGGTCGTCGACATCACGCAGGACGATCTCGCAGAAATGGTGAACTCGTTCAATGAACTCACACCCGTTGGCGGCTTTCAACCGATGTTGAAACTGGGCCATACGGAAGTTCAGAAGTTTTTCGGCAACCGGAAGGGTGCCCCCAACCTTGGTATCGTTGACAAAATCTGGATCGAGGGAAACAAAATCCTCGCCGACTTCGCCAACGTTCCCGATGCCCTTTTCGAGTTGATAAAAGAGCGTCGCTTTAATTCCGTAAGTATTGAAATGTTCCCGAAAACCGAGTTTAATGGGAAACAGTTCAAAAACGTACTTACGGCGGTCGCGCTCTTGGGCGCGGAACTACCGGCGGTCAAGGGTTTGAAAGAACTCGCCGCCACACTCTTCACCGCGGAACCGGATGGTCCGGAATTCACTGGTGAAGTGGTCGAGCTTAAGGAGCAAAACGACATGACAACCTATTCTCAAGAGCAAGTTGACGCGCTCGTCGAGGCGGCTGTTGGCAAAGCGGTGGAGACGGTTCAAGCCGAATTCGCCGAACAGGTTTCCACTCTTGAGACCAGCGTTGCCGATGCCGAGACCGCCAAGAAGACTGCCGAGGACAATCTCCGCACCTTCGAAGACGACACACGGAAAGCCACCGCCGAGGCGATGGTCGACAAAGCCATCGAAGACGGCAAGGTTCTTCCGAAGAACAAGGATAGCATTCTGGCCCTGGCCCTGAATATCACGGGTTCCGTGAAGTTCGGTGACAAGGAAGAGTCGATGTCCCAGGTGTTCGCCGAATTCATCGACAGTCTTCCCAAGGTGGTTGACCTTGATGAGAAAGGCAATGGCGGAAGCCCCGACAAGGGCGAGTATGCCGATGCCAGCGCCGAGGTTCACGTCAAGGCCGACGCCAAGATGAAAGCAAACGACGGCATGGATTATGCCACCGCACGAACCGTTGTCCTGTCCGAGGACGAGGAACTGAAAGTGCGCTATTTCGGATTGGAGGAATAAGTCATGGCTGACACAAATCGCGTAGTAGCCGAAACCTTCGTGGCGTCCGGTGATCTGTCTACCATGCAGCATCGCTTCGTCGACCACATCGGTGTCGGCCTCGTATCTCACGCTCTTGCCCTTGGTGGCATGGGTGTGCTGATGAACAAGCCCCAAGCCGCAGAGCACGCCGAGGTCGCCCTTTCGGGCCGCGTCCGCGTCGATGCGGGTGGAGCAGTCACTGCTGGCGACTGGGTCGTCAGTGCCGCGTCGGGCTTCGGCGAAACCCTTGCGTTTGGCACCATCAATGCCGGTTCCGCTGGTCAGTACCTACAGACCAAGACCGTCATGGGCCGAGCGATGACCACCGCCGCGTCCGGCTCCGTGTTCACTCTCGAACTCGCGCCGCACAACGTCACCGTCAACAGTGCATAAGGAGGAATAACAATGCCCGGCACTCCCTCAACAGGCCGCGACCTTCACGTCGATGTGCCCCTGTCCAACGTAGTCGTCGGACGGCGACCGGAAGGCTTCATTGCCGATCAGCTTCTGCCGATCACCCCGGTCTCCAAGCAGTCCGACATCTATTACAAGTTCAACCATGGTCACAACCGTCGCCATGAGACCAACCTGTCCGCGCGTGCCCCCGGCACCGAGGCCAAGAAGGTCCACACGACCGTGACCTCCGACACGTTCTTCTGCCCCAATTACGCCCTCGCGACGGATTGGCCCGTGGAAGACGAAGTGAACCATGACGAAGTTCTGGCCTGGGGCGAAAGCTCTGCCATTCTCGTCACGGATCGCTTGATGATGGATTATGAGCAGCGTGTTGCGGCCCTCGCGGTCGACTCCACCAACGTTCACACCGTCACGGCGATCAACACATCTTGGTCGAACACCACCGGCTCACGCCCTCTGGATGATCTCGCGGGTGAAGTCGAAAACTTCCGCCAGTACACGGGCATGCGCCCGAACATCTTGATCGTGCCCGAACAGGTGATGACGAAGCTGCGTCGAAATGACCAGCTGCGTGACATCCTGTTTGGTGATCGCGGTGGTCTGGTTACCGATACGCAGCTTGCCACCCTCGTTGGCGTGGATCGCATCCTGGTTCCTGCGGCCCAGATCAACACCTTCGCCGAAACGGAAACCGAGAACGGTTCCTGGTCGCTTGGCGATGCGTGGGGAAATCACATTTGGCTTGCCAAAGTGAGCTTGCTGGCCGGTAAGTACACCGATACGTGGATGAACGCTTTCCGTTGGACATCGCCCCTGCTTGGCGTGCCGTTCGCGGTTCAGCGTCACCCCTTCGACGTTAAGAAGAAAATCTTCGAACTCGAAGCCGGGTACTACCAAGATGAGAAGATCGTCTCGTCCGATCTGGCGATCCGCGTTCAGTCCGTGATATAAGGCTGACCGGCACGTAAAAAAGATGGCGCGCTTCTATTGGGGCGCGCCATTTTTACATGTTATAATTAAGGGTCAGTTGATCGCTGACCCCGGTGGCGACGTTTCGTGCCCCGGCGTCGCCACCACTATTTTGGAGCACACTCATGGAAATTGTTATCGCCGCTGGCGGAATGCCATTCGGCCCTGACACCCTCAAGTACAAGTCGCTTGGTGGGTCGGAAACCGCTGTCATAATGATGGCGAACGAACTCAAAGCGTTGGACCACCTTGTGACCGTCTTCTGCGAACTCCCCGCCGAGGGTGAGCCAGATTACATCGACAACGGGGCCGATAGCTCCGAGGGCGTGCGATACGTTCACATAAACAACTACTCCGCGTACATCAGCAACACGCAGTGCGACCTTTTGATCGCCTCGCGCGACCCGCGCATCGTCGCGGTCAACGCACAGGCCAGGAAGAAGGTTCTCTGGTGCCACGACATCGCCACCCACCGGGGTCTCAAATCCGCGCTGGAACAATGCGCCTGGACAGTGGACGAGATATGGGCGGTGTCGGATTGGTATCGGCATCAGATCAACGAGGTCACCGACTACCCTTTGAACAGGATCAAGGTGGTTCCGAACGGCATCGTGCCCTGCCAAACCCTCCCCGCACCCCGGTCGGAGACTCAGCTTGTTTACGCGGCGCGTCCCGAGCGCGGCTTGGAGAACTTGATCCGGCCCGGCGGCATCATGGAGAGGCTTCCGGAATTCAATCTCAAGGTCGCCATGTACGCTCACTTCCCACCGGAAATGCAATCGTTTTACGAATGGTGTCATCTTCGAATTCAAGAGCTTCCCAATGTCGAGATCGTCGGTTCTCTCCGTCAGCAGGAAATGCGCCAGCTGCTCGCGGACAGCGCAGCATACATCTACCCGACCCAGTTCGAAGAGACCTCGTGCATCCTCGCGCGGGAATGCATCAGCGTGGAAACCCCGTTCCTGACGACGATGGAAGGTGCTCTCGAAGAGACCCTGGGGAACTGCGGAACCTTCTTCGAGAAATGGTGCAATATGACCGAGGCAAAATTTGATGAGGTCGGGGATGACGACTGGTGTCAATATTTCGCAGACTTCGTTCGGTATTGCCTGACCGACAAGATCGGGAAGTTCTCAGTCAGCAGCGCCGTCCAGTCGATGCCCCTCCGCGATGACCTATACTGGGACACCGGAGCCAGGATCGCGGTTGCCAACGCCAAGCCCGATCTGTCGCAGGTCTTCTCGCGGGCATGGTCGCTGGTGCAGGACGGGGATGTCATCCCTGCCTACGCGCTCCTGACCGAGCAGAGCCATCTTAATCTTCCGTCGAAGGAGTTGGCAAACCAAATTGAAGCTTTCTATCCGTTCATTCTTCCCGAGGATGATAATGATTATGAAAATCTGGCTTCGTATTACAAGCGTTTCTACGCGATGAAGGAACCGGAGATTTGTTATGGGATCGATTACGCCAGGGGAACTCAACGCTTTGAAGCTATCAAGAAAACTATTGCTGAGACGACCAAGCCCGGCGACTTTATTGTCGAGTACGGATGTGGCGAAGGTCACGTCTCGGGCCCTCTTGCTCACGACTTTCCAGACAGAACCTTCGTCGCCTTCGACCATGTCGGGCAGAACGTGGATATGGTCAATCGATTCAGGGAAGATTTCGGAACCACGAACCTGACCGCTCACCAGATCGAGACGCCCCTGAACGCACTGAGTATCTTGGAAAACGAATACGCTCCCGAAGCTGACGCCGTGATATGTGTCGAGGTTCTGGAGCACTGCGTCCGACCGTGGGAGGTCGCTCAAGGTGTGGAAGCCATGTGTAAGCTTGGAGGACAGGTGATCATCACCACACCATACGGTGCTTGGGAGCCGATGACGTTCGCCGTGGTCAAGGACGAGTTCCAATGGCGCAATCACATCTGGCACCTGGACAAGAATGCGGCGCGCACCATGTTCGGTAAAAAGCCAGCCATGCAGATGATGTCCCTATCCAATGGGATGGGCGGCGACGGGCGCATGATCGGCAATCTATTCTATACCTATGAGGCTGATCACGAGGAAATTCCACCCCTCAATCCGCTAAAAAAGGCGAGGGAAGCCCACTCCAGGCAGACAGTAGGCGCGGCTATCATCTGCATGAACGACGAGGATACCATCCTGCACACGCTGCACAGCCTCGATAATCAGGTTCATTTCGTGCAGTTTGCAATGGGGCCGAGCACTGACCGGACACGACAGCTGATTGACCAGTTCTTTCAGGACCACCCCCACATGCAATACCGCATCCTGAACGTTCCGAAAATACAGATCGCCACCAAGACGGACGACAAGTGGAACGAGGATGGCTTCGGGTTCGACGACGCCCGCAACGCCAGCACGCAGGACTTGGCGGAATGGTTCGACTGGATCATGTGGATCGACACCGATGAATACCTATCCGGAAACATCGGTCGATACCTCCGTCCGAATAACCTCAGTGGATATATCATACCTCAACATCACTTCACCGTCGCCCCGCGCGGCGCGGCTATCCAGATTGATCGCCCTGCTCGTCTCTTCCGGACTGGCGCTGGGTACAAGGCTGTCGGTCATATCCATGAGCACTTCGAGGTTCCCAAGGGTGGCCCCGGGGAATGCTTCATGTTGACCGACGTCGACCTGGGTCACACCGGGTACGTCAATGAGGATATCAGGAAGGATCGCTTCCACCGAAACTTCCCATTCCTGGTGTGGGACCACGAGACGAATGACAGGAAGCTTGGGAAGTTCCTCTGGTTCCGCGATATCATTCACCGGATGCGTTGGGCGCACGCAGACAATCAAATGGAAGCGGCCCTTAAGCTGGCAAATGAGGGCAATGAGTATTACAATGAGAATTGGAAGGACATGGCGACGTTCGGTTCTGGCACGTTCCAGGCAATCGAATATCTCTCTGAAATCCGGAAGCTGCTGGGCACAGGCATGGAAGTCGAACTGGGGCTGTCTCTCGATGATCGCAACTGCGTTCTCAAGGGTCGCTTCCTAGACACCGACGAACTGATGCGTGTGGTCAAGCAGATACTTGACCCTGAATTTGAGCAACGAAGGAGCAAGTATTTCTAATGGCCTATGCAACGATCACCGACGTATTCGCGCGCTACAAACCCATCGGCTCTATGGTCGGGGCGGGTTCTCTGGATGTCTCCAGTGATGATGTAGCATCGATATTCATCTCTGATGCAGAGAGCTTCATGAACGCATTCCTCGCCGCCCGGTATGAGACGCCGGTCGTCGCGGAGCCTATCGTGACGATGATTGCCTCAGACTTTGCTATCGCGAATATGCTGTTCGAAAAGCTTGGACAGCTACCTGACTTCATGCAGGGTCGGTATGATCGGGGCCTGAAATATCTCGAGGACTTGAGGGACGGGAAGATGCTGTTGAACACGGCGTCGCAGACCCTTCTCTCTTCGGGGGACAATGAGGCTTGGTCCTCGACGGGGAGCTATCATACGATCTTCTCCCCGGTCCTCAACGAACTGGATCAGGCGGTTGACCGCGACCACGTCAACGCTGACCGGGACGCGCGGGACGGCGACGGACCCCTGGGCACTGATGGGTGTCCGGTGTGACGACGATCCGCGTAACAGGACTGGTCGAGACGCGCGAGGGTTTGGTCAAGATACGCAGGGAACTGCGAAAGACCAAGTCCCTATTCAATATGTTCGGTCGCGGCATCAGAGACGACGCCCGCAATCGGATCACGACACAAGACAACGGGACATATCCGAAGCTTGGGAAATGGGCCAGGGCCAGGACAGGACGACGGAAGGCCCTGATCACGGAGAGGAAGAATATCTCGTTCAAGCTGGTCGGGAACAACCTCGTAATCGGACACACGGCGACGGGCTGGAACATTCAGGACCATGAGAAAGGGTTCACGACGCCGGGCTTCGTCGGCAAGCCGGTCACGATACCATTGAGAAACCCGAACGCCCTGGAAGGGGTGACCGGAAACAGCATATCGATCCGCCGGGCCAAGGCGAGTAATGTCCCTGCCCGACGAGTGTTTGCTACAGAGCGAGAAGCTGTGAAGATTATGCAACCTATAGCTGATGCGTGGCTCAAGAAGATAATTGCGAGGACAAGGTGATAGATTACAATGGGATAGGCGAGAGCCTTCGGACCTTGATCGAGACCAATGTGACGGCTCTCGAGTTGGTTCGCTATGAGGGCGACGAGCGCGATGTCGGCATCCACAATATGCCCTATTGCGACGTGGTCTTGCAGCGTTCTGACCCCGAACTTCGTGCGGGAAATGAGTATGTTGTGAGCGCAACCTACGTCTGCACGCTTATTGCCTTCGACTTTACTTCCCATAATGAAGCCGCTACACTGCGGAATAGCTTGGTTAAGCTGGCTCAAGACGCTATCAGGGCGAACCCCGGATTTGACACAGACCTTGAGACTTCTCAACTAGGCCCGGCAGAATTTGCAAATGCCAGGGATGACGAAAGCAAGTCGTTCGTGGCGATGGCTGAATTCGAGGTTGATGTCCTCGTGTTCGTCCCGGCTATAACCTAGGAGAATAAAATGGCATCCGGAACAGGTGGACAGATTGGCTTCGCGAAGGTCACGTCTATTGGGAATAACATCAATAGTGTTAATCTCTGGACGAACTTCGTTTCAGAAAGCATGGAACATACTCTCGAAGAACTCGAAGAGGGTTCGATTACGGGTCGCCGCGACGCGCCCCCGTCCCACAAGGGCATCGACTTCGGCGGTGGAGACATCGTCATGGAGCCGAACCCCAATGCGATGGGCGTTCTGTTGCATGCAGCCATCGGCGCGGACGTCTCTTCCATGATCACGAACGCTGGCTCGACCGGCGCGAACTCAGGTTCGGAAGCTGGCAAGCCTCAGTTCTATCACAATTTCATTCCTCGTCAGGCCGCGCATTCTCCGACCGCGTTCTTGGAGCCGATTGCTGCGATGGTCTATCGCGACGTTGGTTCTGCGTTCCAGTTCAACGGCAGCATCGTCACGGGTCTGGAACTCAACTTCCAAGCCGGTGCCCTCCTGGCAATGACGGCGACATTGATGTCGAAGAACGTCACGCGCATCGAGCGCATCGCCGCGATCAACTCCCTGGTCTCTTCCGGCGGCAAGCCGTGGGTCTGGGACATGACTTCGATTGAGGTCTCCACCGATACCACGTCCGCGAACCTCGCGGCCAACGCCAACTTCGAGCAGCTGACCCTGTCCATCGAAGTTCCTCACGAGGGGGTCGTCCTGCTTGACGGCACGAAAAAGTACGCTGAATTCCAGCCGAATGATTTCCGCCGGATGAATATCAGCGGGACGCTCTCGTTCGCTTCGCACGCCGAATACGATGCGTTCATCGCATACGAGTCCCGGCGCATGCGGATCACGACCATGAATGTCAACAGCGGCATGAGCATCGGCAATATTGCTTCGCTGGACACTTCGATATTCCTGGGCTATTACGGTCTCCGGGTTCACATTCCGAGCATGAAGTTCCTTTCCTTCTCCGCTCCGATGGGTGGCCCCAACCGTATCGTGTCGACCTTTACCGCGAAGGCCGAGTACGACTCCACGATTGGTGAAATGTTCCGCATCCAGCTGAACAACGTCACGAGCGGCTACGAGAACTAAGTTTATCAAACGGAGGAAAGGTACACTCACACTGCACCTTTCCTCCAAAACTTAAACCAAGAGGGCACTCTTATGAGAATTCCGTTTTCCAAACAGACCACGTATGTCCCCGAGTGGAGGGGCAACGACAAGCTCGCACCGGCAGATCAGATCACTGCCACCATCAGACCGATGAACGTCGCCGATCTGATCTTCCTGATCGACGCGTTCAACGAGGCCGGCGTAGCCGGTGAGACCGAGGTCTCCGATATGTCCACGGACCAGTTGAAGCCCATCGTCAAAACGACGGGACACCTGTTGCCCACGTATGTCGATGTTCAAAATCTTTTCGACGGCGAGGGGAATATCCTTGAGGTTGACAGCGTTGTCGGCTTCCCGTTCTTCCTGAACCTCGCCGCGGAACTTCTGATGAAGCTGTCCGAGTTCTCTTCGCCATCGGATGACGACATGGGAAACTCGAGCGCGCCGCCCGATGGGGAAGCAACCCCCTGACATCGTCTCGTATCGCTGAGATACGGACAAGTCAACGGTCGGCGCAGTTCTATTTAGGCTGGTTTTTCAAGTGCTATAGGTCGTCCGAGCAGGGGTGGTTCGCCTATCAAACCCCTGACGGACAGGCTATAATGTATCAGGATGCGTTCTTCTGGTCCTGCCTCGACATCCTGGGGCGGACTATGAACAGGATGCTTATTGAGGAACAGAATAGGCCGCGATAACATGGCATTTAATATCGGCATCAACATTACCGCCAACAACAAGACCAACGCTCCGCTCAAGCAAGCGGAGAAGAACGTCGACAAGATTGGCAAGACGGCGAAGCGGGCGACGAGTTCGATCAAGGGCTTCCGACTGGCACTTGGTCTGCTCGCCGTTGGCACGCTTGTCCGTGTGTCGAAGGGCCTTGTCCAGGTCATCGGTGATATGCAGCAGATGTTCATTCGTTTGACCGCCGTCGAGGGTGGAGCCAAGAAGGCGCGCGTGACATTCGACAGATTATTTAAGACGTTCGGCTCAACCCCATTCTCAATTGACGCGGTTACTGATAGTTTCACGCGACTGCGCGCCGCCGGCATTGAAAGCGAGGTCGCGTTCCGATCCATTCAGTTCGGCGCTGACGCCATCGCTGCGTTTGGTGGAACGTCCGAGGAATTGAAACGGTTCTCGATTGGTCTCCAGCAGGTCGCTGGTAAGGGTGTCCTGTCGATGGAAGAATTGCGCCAGCAGATTGGTGAAGCCCTGCCTGTCGCCATGCGCGTGTTCGCCACTGAGAGCGGCAAGTCGATCTCCCAGGTCATCGCCGCCGTCGAGAAGGGTGAGATCGCATCGCTTGACTTCATCACGACATTGAATTCTGGTTTGGAAAAAGAGTTCGGCGGCTTCGCGCAGAGCCTGGGTAGCACCGTTCTTGGTTCTATCCAGGGGGCGTTCTCCAAAGCGAAGAAGGCCCTGTTCGAATTCTCTGACGCCAACACCGACGTGACCGCTCGCCTCGCCGCTACGTTCCAGAACATCGGAACGGCGACTGCCGACTGGATCAAAACCCTCAATCAAGATGACGTCGATAAGTTTTTCAGTCTCCTTGTTCAGGGTGTGGACGTCGTCAAGGTAATGGTAGAGGCGTTGAGGATTTTGGCGAACGGTGTTATCTGGCTGTCTCAAAAAATATCCAATATTAATAAAGACTGGAACGAGTTTTTCACGGTTATCAAGACTGGGTTCGCTGGGTTTGGAGAATTGTTCAGCACGGCAGACGATCCAACCCCTAAGTTTTTGACCGACGAGCAAGTTGCCAAGACGATAAGGGATACCTCTGACGCAGCTAAAGGCGCGGCGAACAGTATGACCCTGTTCGGCAAAGAGATCATCGGAACCAAAGAACAGGCCGATGCAATTCAGGAAAGCCTGGACAAGGTCAAAAACAGAACCGACAAGTCTCGCTTCGCAATCGAAGGTTTGGGGAAGGTAGCAACGCGCTCGCGCGAACAGCTTCGCGACATGGACAAAGCCTTGAAGGCAGGGTCAGCAGCCGCTTCGACATTCCCATTTATAAAAACTGCCGAGACAGGTCTGAACCGAATTAACAAACTGCTTGGAACGCTGAAGTCGAGTAGGAAGAAGCTTGCCGATCTCAAGGCTAAGCCCATCCTGAGTGAGCGGGACGTCGCAAACATTAAAGCCCTGTCCTCCGAGATTGCAGACTTCGAAGGGTTGGCTGCGAGCGCCAGGAAAGAAATTCAGAAGACGAGAGATATCGCATTGTCCAAGGAGGTTGCGAAGGTCAACGCTCGCACTGGTGAAGTGCTCGAGAAATACAGGAAACTGACGCAGGGAACCGACGAGTGGAAGAACAAGATCGACGCGGTCAATGCGAAGTTCAAAGATATCGGAGCCGACATTGCGAAGCAGATACAGCTGGAGAAGGCCCTGCTCGCCGCTGGTGCTGCTGATCTTGGTCAACTCGATAGGTTGCTCGCCGCCCAGAAGTCTATCAACGCCGAGAACTTAAAAGCAGTGGACCTGATCCGCGAACAGAAGGAATTGCGGTCTCAGACACTCGCCATTCAGATGAAGTTGAACGACGCGCAGACCAAGGCGCAGGTCACTCAGTTGAACCGTCAGGCGCGCGGTGGCCTCGCCATCCTTACGTCAAGTGAACGTGGCGACGAGGTCGAAGATCGCCGGAACGAACTGAACATTTCCATCCTTCAAACCAAAAAACAGATCGCGCAGATCAACGAGAAGCTTAAGAAGGCGACTGGTGATCAAGCCAAGTTCCTCGAGAACCAGAAGGCGAACCTCGAGAAGGTTGCGGCGGCGCAGAACAATGCCCTGGCAGCTACCACTGAGGCCGGCCTCCTTGCTCGTGACCTGTGGCTGGGCGTGCGCGACGCGATGGACAGCGTATTGAACGACGGCATCAAGGGCTTGATCAAGGGAACGACGACGTTCGCAGAGGTCACACAGGCTGCGTTCGACAAGATCACCGACGCGGCTATCGACTATCTGATCGAGCTTGTCAAAATTCAACTCCGCACCGCTGCGATCAACGCGCTCAATTCTCAGAACAGTAGCGGTGGCGGTGGTGGTGGTGGTGGTGGAGATGGTAGCAGCGCGCTCTTCAAAACCATCGGTGGTCTCGCCGCGTCATTCTTCGGTGGCTCTGCCAATGGCAACGCGTTCAAGGGCAAGGTCAAGCCGTTCGCAGATGGCGGCATCATTCGTGGTCCGACGATGTTCGGTCTCGCTGGCGAGGCTGGCACCGAAGCGATCATGCCGTTGACGCGCGTGGGTGGTAAGCTTGGTGTGAAGTCTGACGGCAGTGGTGGTGGAGACAATTTCAATATCACAATTCAGGCCATCGATCAGAAGTCTGGAGCCGAGTTCCTTCGCAGCAACTCCGACCAGATCGCCAGGGCCATGCAGTCTCAGCGAAACCTGAACCGAGGACGATAAGATGGCTCTCAATATCTTCCCGACATCACCCCTGCCCGCTGGCTTAAATCGTGAGTGGGCCTGGAACGAGAATATCGCTCAGTATGATAGCGGCGAGCAGCAGGGGATTTCTCCCTGGATACGTCCGCTCGCCCGGTACTCTGTGCCGTGGAAGAACATCAGCGACTTAACGCAGGATGGACTTTCGAGCTTCTACAATTTACAGAAGGGTCGAACCACTCCGTTCCTTATGAAAGACCCGGATGAGTTCCGCGTCAACTCTGTCTTCGTTACATCGGGCGCTGTCACGGAACCAGCCAGCCTGGGGATGTTTGATCTGTCTTCGTTCTTCATGCGCGTGGACACCACGACCATTGGATCGATGACGTCGAATAAATCTGGTTTCGTTACACTCGGCAACGAATACGATTACGATCAAGACACGGGGAACCTCACGGTCAAGAGTATCGACACGGATGACTATTGGACGGCTACGTCTCTGCAACATTTCAAGAAGTGCGTGTTCGACAGCAAGTACCAAGAGAACGTCATCATCTGGGGCCAGTTTTCAATCAGGCTGGCGATAAAGGAATTGCCATGAGCCGCACTCTTCCAAGTTCTGCGTTCTTCGACAAGCTTCAAGAAGACGCCGTGACAATGTGCGAGCTGATCGACCTGGAGACGAAGGGGCCGAGCTTCCACTGGACGACGAATAATGCGCCGGTAACATATACGTTATCAGGAACTCTCACAGAATATTTGCCGTTCCCCGGTCGCACCGTGTCGGGCGTGAAGGAAGACACTGACCTGGGCGTGAGCATCGTCGACTTCGTCATGGCGAACACGGGTGCGATCCTGTCAGAGCTTATCGTGGCGAATGACTTTGATATGGCGACGTTGAAGGTGGGTCGGATATTCCCTGATACTCCGGACTTCGGACGCTACGAACTTTTTCAGGGAAAGCTTGGAGATATTTCTTATGACAGGAACCAGCTTAGCGGACAGGCTCGTGGAACGTATGGGTCAGGGAACACTCGGTGGCCGTATTATAACTACCAGGACACCTGTGTCTGGCGTTTTGGGGGAACCGGGTGCGGGTTTGACACGTCTTCTGTTACTCTCACGCTTGAGACTACGTCTATCGATGTCGCGTCCTCTACGCAAATCGCGATACTGGCAGGGTCCGGTACTCTGACACTCAGCTACGACAACGGTCGCTTCGACTTCGGACGCTTCACCGTAACAGGCGGCGTCAACTCAGGGCACGCGAGAACGATCAGGGCCCACACGGGAGACCTTCTTCTCCTGTCCCATCCCCTGCCGGTCAATAGCATCGGCGGTATGGTCGCCACGATCTTTCCAGGTTGCCGCAAGCGGAGGGTTGCAGACTGCCACTCTCTTTATGATAACTCGTCAGCATTTTTGGGATTTGAATGGATACCGATACAAGAAGACGCCTTTTAGATGGCGAGCTTTGGCGACAGTATGTTGTTGACGAAGCCAAGACGTGGCTTGGAACTCCCTATCAACACAAGGGTAGGGTCAAAGGGATTGGTTGTGACTGTGGGGGAATCGTCTATCAAATATATAACCCCCTCATTGGACCCTTTAAGCCCTTTCCCAAGGACTACGCTCAAGACTGGTCAGTACATCGCGATGACGACGTCTATATGGATTTCATCCTGCCATACGTGACCGAGGTTCAGAAACCGTTCTTGGGTGGGCTTGCTATGTTCAAGATCGGCAGGAACTTCTGCCATGCTGCGATTATCACGGGGAGGAACAAATATCTCCATGCCTGGGGTCGCACTCAGCATGGGTGTGTGACGGAGACGGGCAAAGACTTCTTCCGTATGGGCAACGGTGGTAAGCTTCGCGAAGTGAAATATTTTGATGTGAAAAAGACATGACACTCAGACAGGCAGGACAGGGCGCTTTCGGTGCAATTGGCGCATATTTCGGTGGACCTCTCGGTTTCTCAATCGGGTGGATGGTCGGCGGCTGGGTATTCGGTGAGGAAGAGGAAGATCAAAATCAAATCTTCGACCCCGGCGCACAGGAGATGCCTCGCATAAATCAGGCTTTGCGAGGGACCACGATGCCCATACTATTCGGCACCAATCGGGTGTCGAGCAATATCGTATGGCAAAATAATTTCACGGTTCTACGTCACGAGAGCAACCAGAGCGCGGGTGGTGGTGGTAAGGGCGGCGGCTCCGGTGGTGGCAAGGGCGGCGCAAAGTCTTCTGCCACACAGGCGAGCTATGAATATAAATGGGATTTGCTCTATCACTTTGGAATGTCCCCTGTTCGGGTTGACATCTTCGGCGGCTGGCTTGGGGCCGACAGGCTGAACGACGACACACTCGTCGCGATCTCTCGCGGCTCGTCCAGCAGCATCAACTTCTTCAAGTCTGATATCGACCGTCCTCAAAACGCTGCGCTCACGTTTGAAGAAGCTCACTTCGCTCACGCTTTCCCAACCGCTGACCAGGGTCAGGCGGACAACTGGGCGCACTTCGCAACGGTCGTGGGTCTTCCTCACCGCTTCCCATATACTTCGTACCTTGGTATCAAGCAATTGAACCTTGGGTCAAGCCCCAGTATCCCACAGCTGTCGTTTGAGATTGGACCCGGCGACGCAGGCATTACATTCGACAGCGCATACATCGGTGACATCGGCTCTGGTGTGACCGACTCACGCATGGCTGGTCAGGCGATGGTCGAAGGTGCGGATGGAAATCACTATCTCATAGTCGGCGCGAACGGCGGCTCGACTGCCATTGGCGTTATCCGCGCGGAAGATGGAACACTGACGGATAGTATTACAGCAGCCGAAGTAGACGCCCTTGCCACCTCTGCGGGTCTTGACCCCGGGGCAGCTTACACGTTCACCAGTAAGACGAGTGGCGCTGCTATCGGTGGCACGAATTATTTCCTAGTTTACGGTCAGGACATCGGTGCCGGTTCCCGAGCAAACCACGCGTTCGTTCTGTGTCAGATTAATGCCAGCGGTCTTGTTGAGCAGGTCGGCGGGTATCAGGGCGACAGCAACGATATCGGTTCGAACATCACGGTTTGGCTCCGCTTGGGTATTTCTGGTGCTGGTACGGCGGCGGAACCGCTGGTCCTTGCGTATCAGAACTCTGTCAGCGCCAGCCGCGACTTCCAAATGCTCACCCTGCCCTCTGTCACCACGATGCTGGGGACATTTGTTGAAGATAGCGGAACGTATGAGATCGATGCTCGCACCGCAGATTTGACTGGTCAGGTTGGAGAATATTTCGGTATCCATCAGTCGTCTCGTGGCTATGAGGCGTTCGGCTGGTTCGTCGGCGTTGTTGATTTGTCGTCTGGAAATTACAACACTCGCTACTATTTCTATATCGGTAAGGCCGACGTCGAGGCGGACAACGACACTCCCGCCGCGTCGGATGCAAACTCATACGTCAACACGAACAAGGCGACGTATCCGAATGGGTGGATAGCCTATTTTGATTGCGGTGTTGTGGCAGATGGTTCGCCCGTATCTATCAGTTCACCCGTTGTGGCGAACGCCGACTTCATCGACAACACCACCCAGGTTGCCAACGTCCCGTTCGATGATGCAGGGGAGAATATCGACGGCACCGTGGATGACAACGACGACTATGACCCTGCTCCCTTCGTTGAGATCGTCACGAGCGGCGAGGCTGCTGGCGCGACCCTGGTTGTGTTCGCGAAGAGCTTCACTGGTTCGGAAGACTTGACACCGAGCGGCGCATATTCAAAGGCTCGCCTGTATATTTTCAATCCGATATCTGGTCTGTATACTCAGCATGGAGCCGGCGAGGGGAATACATATGACACGGTTGACGACGTCGGCGTCGTGAGCCGATATAATTATACGCCAAGCTGGAGGTTCCTGACCCTCAATCAGGAAACCAAGGTCGCATATGTGATCGAGGACAACACGTCTTCTGACGTAGCGATGGATGGAGTTGTCGTTACGTCTAAGTTCGGCGACTATAACATCGGTGGCGGCGAAGACGTTCTCCCTCCTTATATCATCTATGAAATCCTGACCAACCCGGCGTTCGGCGTTGGTATTCCGACGTCGGCTATCGACACGACTTCATATCACCTTGCCCTCCAGTATTGTGACTCCGAGGACATCCGCGTCAGCACCATCTACAATCGTGAGGCGGGCTACTTGTCCCATATCAAATTGCTATTGGGAACTTATGGCGGCTTTCTTACCAATGTCGGCGGCGTCTATAAATTTGGTCTGCAAGATTTGTCAACCGACCCCGTCAGGGTGATCGACAATGACCACCTTCTGATCACCGACGAGGGCGAGGCCCCCGTCACCGTGACGCGTATGGCGAGGCAGGAGGGTGCCAATAAGGTCAAGGTTAACTATCTGGATCGTGAACTGGAATATCGCCAGAACTTTATCGAGGTCAACGACGAGGTCGACCAGGATTTGAACGGCATTCGCCCGCGTGAGTTCCCGCCGAAGTTCGTCATGTCTGAAAAGACAGCCAACAAGATTGCCATCCGCACACTGTGGTCGAACCTGTATGCCAAGAGCGTGTTCGCTATCAAGCTTGGTCCCAAGGATTCTGACCTGGAGCCGGGAGACGTGTTCACCCTGGTGGATAGCTTCCATCCCGATCCGGCGTTGAACACTGGTGTCCGCGTCCGCCTCGTGACATGGGAAGAGACCGACACGATGGTGTTCGACGTGACCGCGGTTGAAGAGGTCCAGTATGTCAACGTCGGAACGCTGGCGATCAACTCAGCGGGTGTCCAAACGAAGAATTCTCTGTTCGGTCCCGCACGTGCCCCGGCGAATTTCCAGATGTATGAACTGCCGCAGGAATTCCAGGGTGCTAACCCGCAGCTGTTCGTTGGCTGGAACCAGTTGAGTGCGTCGATGGGCGCTCGCCTCTACGTGTCCGCCGACAACGTTTCCTTCGCCAAGGCCGACGAGATACAGCCCTATGCCATCGGTGGCATCATGGCCGATGCTCTCCCTGCTCGCGACCCTGGTCACATCGAAGAGAACGTTCGGGTTTACCTAATGCCCGACACGCGCAGCACAGATACGCAAACAGGGTTCAATTCAAACTCGGCAGTCTTTGTCCAGACACATGCTCTCGATGACGTGGGCGGCGCGGCCCGCGCAATGGGTGGTGGTAACATCTGGATCGGTTCTGAAATGATGGCCTACGAAGGCGTCAACCTAATCGGGCAGAATGACTACCGCTTCGACAAGCTCTATCGCGGCTGGGGTGGAACACATATCCATGCCCACTCGTCGGGCGACTTCTGGCACAAGCATGCCGGTGGCATCTTCACGCGCCCATACAATGAGGACAAGATCGGCACGACCATCTATTACAAGGTGACCCCGTTCAACTTCAATGGAGTGGAATATGACATCGCATCCATCGACGCGAAGAGCCATCAAATCGGCGGTGATTTCTTTAAACCGCAGGTACAACCCCCAATTCATACTTTCGTGGAAAGCCTTATCACGGGAACGGCGTCGGACCAGCTGGGTGCGCTTGAATTCAAGCACGTCCATTCTTCCGGAACCGCAGTAACATTCACGTGGCCTGACGCCGCTCGTCAAAAGGGATACGGTGCCGGTGGACACGGGACTGGATTATATGGACGCTTCGTTACGGACACGACTAGTCACCAGTGGCGTGTTCAGGTACTATCATCGGATCAGAGCACGGTGGTAAGGTGCGTGACGGTTGACAGCGGCTTCTACGTTTACAGCTTGGCTACCAACTCGGAAGATTTCAATGGGTGGCAGGGATCATTCTCTGTTCGGGTCACCCCATACAACGATATCGGGGATGCTCTCCGCAATCGAACCAAACGACTTCAACTGTTTGAACAGGTGTAATCATGGCGACAGACCAAAATAATTTTGACCAGCCGAGTGCTGGACAGGCCGATTGGGATAGCTCAATCAACGGCAACTTCGGTATTCTGGAGACTGGCTTCCGAGCCAAGGGACAGGTCGGGGAAGACGTCAACACTGGCGACATTCTCACCGTGGGGTCGGATGGCTTCTGCCTTCGGTTCGATCCGAACAGCGAGGATATCGCTCCTCACCTTATGACTGTCAGCGCATTGTCGTCCGGTGACGAGGCGAACTTCGTATCGTTCGGTAGCGTGCGGTCCCTGGGCGTGTGGTCGAATGTGATCCCCGGGCACGACGTGTTCGTATCGGTCCTCACCCCGGGTATGGTTGTGTCCAGCTACAGCGCAGCCAACAGACCTGTCGGGGTGGCCCACTATGAGGATGGCTTCGTGTTCAATCCGAACCATCACATCTTCCCCCAGAACGTCGCCACGGTCACCAGCATCGACACCGTGAATGGCTCCCTGCATCTATTCCAGGTCGACGTCGGTCGCGCCGGCTGGAACCGTCAAATCCATATGGTTGGCGACAGCGGAGACCTCACCAGTCTGAGATTTTTTTCGAATAGCTCACGTTTGGATGCCGATTTGTTGTTTTCAACCGTCAGCGGGGGCGTTACTGTTGTCGGAAGCCACATTGATCAGCTGGGCTTCCCGTATTACAACACGGACCCGTCGACATATAGCGGATTGATCTACGGCGAGTTGACCACGATGTCTCTCTCGGTCGCGTCAGACTTCGTCGGCATTTCTCTCCAGATGGAGCGATATCGATGACCCGGTCGTTCCCAAATTGGGATGGTCGTGACTTCCCGATCCCAGGGAACACGACACGCTTCCCCAATGGCGGCACCCCGTATAGCAACGCCACGGGCGACCCCAATTGGGACGAGGTCATATGCCTCATGGGCTTCGAGGATGGCAACGGCGCGACCCCGACCGACGAGAGTGACGTCTCCCCTGCCCTCGCCAACATCACCAATATATCCAACGCCGCTGTCAGCACGGGTGCTGCCAAGTTCGGCGGCGGCGCTTTGACGCTCGACGGCAACCTGGACATGGTTGAATGGGACGACCATGCGGATTTCTCTTTCGGATCGCTGGACTTCACAATTGAAATGTGGATGTCGAAGAGCGATCTGAGTAGCGGTGTGTTCATGTCAAAGTATGCGTCTACTGTTCCTCAAGCGGAATGGTATTTCAGTCACACTGGCGTAAATCTCCAGTTCCTGTTTTACTATGGAACTGGTGCGAGTAGCTATCAATTAATAACGCAGTCTTGGGCCGTCAATACAAATACCTGGGAGCACGTGGCGGTTGACAGGGTTGGTCATAAATTTTATCTGTATCACAACGGCACCATGATCTCCAGTGCAACCTTCACTGGTCGTGTTCTCAAGGATACGACGGAACCCGTCAGGATCGGCGGTCGAGACCACCCCACCCCGCTATATCACAAGGGTTGGATCGACGAACTACGCGTCACCAGGGGAACAGGGCGGTACGGCGGCGTCGACTTCACACCAGCAATCCAACCATTCAAAAGGTTTTAACTTGCCGACCACGGCATGGCCGTGTTATAATTATTCATCACTTTTGGAGATTGTTATGCTAAAGAATTTTATCGCGGGACTTGTTATGTATGTCGTGGTGTCGCTCAGCCTTATGGTTGCGACTTCTGCCCATCACTTCAAGCCGGAACAGAGAGTGAACATTCGCTTCTTCTGTAAGACTCAGCTTGCGTCCGAGGTTCATGTCACCGCGAAAACAGCAGCCAATCGCCAGATAATCCAGGCGACCTCTTGCGTACAGATTCCATGGCCCGTTAACGCCACCGTTGTGAAGCTGGTTAGCGAGGTCAAGAACGGTATGAACGGCGACATGATCGAAATTTTCGAAGTCAAGATAGACGACGGACCCACCGTATATGTGCCGTCGAAAAAGCAGGGCCGTGATGCTTGATCTAGTCGGTCTCTCACCCCTCAATGTGATCCTGATTTGTGGGATCACATGGCTCTCTGGTATGTTTGTGTGGCTGCTCAAGCGGTTCATCAAGAGCTATGACGACAACACACGGACGCTCGTTGAGATAAACAGGACGATGCAAGTCATGGACAAAAAGCTGGACATGGCGACGCAGGTTGATCGGGAAATATTAGTGGAATTGTCACGGTCAGACACGTGCCACTTCCGAGCAGGAGAATAAAATGTTTAAAGGTTATCGCACAATCATCTTCAACGTCGTCATGATGGGCGGCTTGTTGATCAAATCATTCTATCCGGAAGCCGTGACGCCCGACGTCGAACAGGTCGGCGAAATGCTCGACTTAATCGAGACAGCCTGGGCCAGTATCTGGGGTGTCGGCAACATGTACTTCCGCGCCATCACCAACACCAAGATCGGATCGTCCTCATGATCAAGAAAATCGGGGTACTCTTGGCTGTCCTGCTCGTCGCAGGATGTGCCACGGGCCGCATTCCCCAGGCGGACCTCACACCGACCCAACGCTACGTCCAGGCGGACGGCAACTTCAAGGCGCTCTTGCTGACGATCCAGCAGGAAGCCTTCGCCGGTCGCATCACCGTGGAACAGGCCAAGGAAATCAAGCCGCTCATCGCAACGCTCAAGATCGCGATGGACACGTGGGGCTTGGCACCGGACAACGTCAACGCCGAGACGACTGCCATCCTGGCACTGTCGGCGGTCCAGCAGGTACTCGCCAAGCTGGGTCCGCAAGCCGGTCTAACAGAAACGGAGAAGACCGACCTGATCGAGGCCGTTATATCTGAATTCTTCAAGGCCGACGTCAACCAATCCAAGGGGTATGCGCTATGGGTGTAGGTTTCCAATTCGCACAAGTCCTGCTCTCCGGAGCAATCCAATATCTGCTGCAAGCGCAGAAAACAAACGCCATGATCATGAAGGCTCACGCCGAGGGCAGGGAGATCACTTCCGAAGAACTCGAGACACTTCGGACGGAACGCGACACGATCATCCTGGCGACGGAAGCCTCCCTCGACAAGTTGATCAACGGTGGCTGATCGTCCATCTTGGGACGATATTCAAGAGACACTAAAGGCGGCGGGGGGCAACAAAACCCTCGCCGCTTCGTCTCTGGGTATCCCGCGCACGACTTTACGTCGGTGGATCGATGAAGGGGAAGAGGCTGACGAGGCCCTGATCCCCCAGACACCCGACGTTCAGATCAGTGTCCTCACTCAACAGGTCAAGCGGCTCCAGCGCGAGCTAATCAACCGCGAGAAAGAAACTCTCGAGGCTGACGAGGTCCGTCAGTATATCCTCGAGCTTGGCGAGCACGAGGGGCGGGCCCCTGCATGGGTCAACTCAAACCCCGACGTGTCGTACAACCACGGCATCCCCTCCCTGTTCCTGTCTGACTTGCACTACGGTGAGGTCGTGAAGGCCGAAGAGGTTTTCTTCACCAATGAATATGACAGCGACATCGCCGAGCGTCGCATCCAGAAGACGGTCGACACCGCGATCATGCTGACGCATGAAGTGCTGAAAGACCCCGTGTTCCCTGGTGCTGTCCTCGTCCTGGGCGGCGACAACATCAACGGTATGATCCACGAAGAATTGACCGTTGGTTCCGACCGGCGTCTCATGGATCAGATACTGGGTATCAGCGACATCCTTCACGGCGTCATCCTCAAGATGCTCAAGGTCTATGGCAAGCTGTTCATTCCTGGCGTGCCGGGCAACCACGGGCGGGCGACGTTCAAGACCTGGACGAAGTTCACCGCCGCGACCAATGCCGACTGGCTCGTGTACCAGCTGCTCGAGAGATATCTGGCTCAGCAAGTAGCACGTGGCGAGGTCGTCTTCATGTGTCCTCCCGCGCGCGACATCACGTTCAGGGTTGCGGGCAGGGGATATCGTCTCACTCACGGGGATCAGTTCCGTGGTGGCGACGGCATCATCGGACCCATCGGACCCATAACGCGTGGCGACATGAAGAAACGCAACATGGCGAATGCCCTGCCCCACGACGACGAGATATATGACACCCTGCTCTGCGGTCACTTCCACAAGCTGTTCCAGTCGAAGAGCCTGATCATCAACGGCACCACGAAGGGCTTCGACGAGTACAGTCTTGCGAACAACTTCTCCTATGAGCCACCGCAGCAGGGTCTGTGGATGACGCATGAGAAATACGGCATCAATCACTTCATGCCGGTGTTGTGCGACGAGCCAAGCGATGCGATCTACAGCCCGGCGTGGGTCGAGTGGAAAGAGCAACGTGAATTGACGACGTCACACATGATCGCCGACACGATGGAATGGGTGGGGTCATGAGCGGCCCAACGTAAAGCATAGGATACTTCTACAGGTGCATTCAGTACCTTTTGGGGGCCGGCGTTCCAGCTCCGGCCCCTTTCCTCCCACCAAGCGTCCGTCGCTTGTACAGATAGAAAGCAATGAAAATGGTCAGTACCAGAGCCAATATCATCACCCGCAGGACATATAATAGGCCAATCGACGAAGAAAATGGTGTTTTCGAGACGTGGGAACAAACCATCCACCGAGTGACCTGTCATCAGGAGTGGTTGTGGCGTCGAGCGAAGGGTCGAGAGCTTGGCGTGAAAGAAAATAATGAGTTGGAAGATCTTCGAGACCTGATGCTCGACCGCAAGGCATCCGTCTCCGGTCGCACCCTCTGGCTTGGCGGCACCGACGTGTCGAAGAAGCGCGAGGCCTCGCAGTTCAATTGCGCCCACCTGAAAGTAGAGACGGTTCACGACATGGTCGACGTGCTCTGGCTCTTGCTCCAGGGGTGTGGTGTAGGGGCGACGCCGGTCGCCGGAACTCTCAACGGCTTCAACAATCCGATGGAAGTCGATATCATTTATTCAGATCGAACCGAGAAAGGTGGCAACGATGAGAACGTGGAAGAGTGGGATGCAGAGAACCGAGTCTGGACTGTTCGTATTGGCGATAGCGCAGAGGCTTGGGCGAAGTCGATTGGCAAACTTCTTGCGGGGAAGTACCCTGCTCATCGTATTGTTCTCGACTTTTCTGAGCTTCGTCCTTCTGGGCTTCGTCTATCCGGTTATGGCTGGGTATCATCTGGTGACAAGGCGATTTCTGTCGCCTACAAAGCAATTTGTGAAATCCTCTCGCGCAAAGCGGGACAACTCTTAGACAGGCATAACATTCATGACATCCTCAACTGGCTTGGGACGATACTTAGCTCGCGCCGCTCGAGCGAGATCGTCCTATATCCCCACGGCGAACTCGGATGGCGACACTTCGCTCAATTCAAAAAAGACTTCTGGCTCCATGACAACCAACACCGCCAGCAGTCAAACAACTCCCTTCTGTTCGGTCGGAAGCCCACCGAGGACGAACTAAAAGAAGTCTTCGAAATGATGATCGAGGCAGGGGGAACTGAACCCGGCTTCATCAATGCGGCGGCGGCTATCCTGCGGGCCCCGTGGTTCGCGGGCGTCAACCCGTGCGGAGAAATCCTCCTGGCGAACAAGTCGTTCTGTAATCTGGTCGAGGTCAACGTGTCCGCGTTCATGAACGACCCGGTGGGTCTGCGGCGTGCGATGTACATCATGGGCAGGGCGAACTACCGGCAGACGTGCGTCGACCTTCGTGACGGCATCCTCCAGTCAGCTTGGCATGAGAACAATGAATTCCTGCGGCTCTGCGGCGTCGGTCTTACGGGTGTAACAGGGCGTCCCGATCTGACACCATACGACTTTGGTGTTCTGCGGAATAATGCGACGCTTGGGACGTATAGTATGGCTGATGATCTCGGTCTGCCGCGTCCCAAGCTGACCACCACGATCAAGCCGAGTGGAACCCTGGGTAAGATCATGGACGCGGAGGGCGAGGGCGCACACAAACCGCCGGGCCGCTACATGTTCAACAACGTCAAGATCGGGTCGCACGATCCGCTGATCCCGAAACTCGAGGCGTCGGGCTATCACGTGTTCGACAGCCCCAACCCCACCGACACCGACACCAAGATCGTGGCGTTCCCTGTCAAATATGACAACAGCGTGTTCACGATGCGCGACGGCATGGAGGTCAACGACGAGAGCGCGGTCGATCAGCTTGAACGATACAAGATGCTCATGAACCACTACGTGGATCACAACTGTTCCATCACGGTCAGCTACCACGACCAGGAAGTCCCGGCGATCATCCGCTGGCTACTGGACAACTGGGACAGCTATGTGGGTGTCTCATTCATGCCCCGCATTGATCCCACGGTGAGCGCCGCCGACATCGGCTACGCCTATCTCCCCCAGGAGGTCGTGACCAAGGAACGGTACGAGCAATACGTTGACAGTCTACAACCTGTATTTATCGACGAAGATACAGGCTCTGCCCTGGTCGACGAAGATTGTGAAAATGGCTTCTGCCCCGTAAGATAATGTTTGACGCCGGTTCGAAACGTGATATACTAAAAGAGATAAAAAAAGGGGGGGTGTAGCCGCACCCTCCCCAACTTCCAAAATTCTAAGGAAAATGGATATGTTTGGCGAATACAAGATCACAAAAGAAATGTCACGAGAGATATTCTCTGACGAAAACCTTATACGAATGGACATGACGAATTCGTATGGTTTAATCAGCAACACCTTCGACAGGGCGGATGATATCGTTGCCGAAATTAGGCACGAGATCGAGGTTCACGGCACGGTCTAATCCTCAAGGGGCACTCCATGACTACCGTAGAAATGCACGGTACGAGCCTATTGGTTCGTCCGCCGAACGACGAAGTTTCCTATCGCAAGGCGCTGACCCTGCCCGAGAAACGCTGGCACAAGAGCAAGCAGGGGTGGGTCTGCAAGCCTATATTTAGCAACATGAATGCCATCTATGGTATATGGCCTGACGCCAAGTGGAACCTTGACTGCTGGGAACTTTTTCTCACGGCCAAGCACGAGGAAGAGCTTCGCCAGAAGACGCTCGACAGCAAGGAAGAATTCGACTTCACCCTGCTCGCCAAGACCCCATTCAAATACGAGCCGATGATCCACCAGATGAAGGCGCTGCTGCTGGGCAGGGACATGCCCTACTTCGCATACCTCATGGACCAAGGCACCGGCAAGACCAAGGTCACCATCGACGACGCGGCTCACAACTACCGTGAGGATCGCATCGAAGCCATGCTGGTGGTCGCTCCCAACTCAGTCAAGACGAACTGGGTCATGTGGGAATGCCACAAGGAAGAAGAGGGCGATATGGATGCTCTCGAGGATCATATGGCACCTGACATCGACGTCGTGAAAGGCGTGTGGATCAGCCAACCAAACAGGGACGAAAAAGCAGAATGGAAAGCGTTCGAGAGAGAGATCACGAGGCTGGTGAACCTTCCCAAGGGAACCAAGAAACCTCTTGTTGTTTTGTCGGTCAATATCGATGCCCTGAATGTCGCCCGCTGCTACGACTTCTTACTACAATTCGTTACCGCTTTCAGAACGATGATCTCTGTGGACGAGAGCACGCGCATAAAAAACAGGTCAAGCAAGCGTACCAAAGCGGCGATGAAGCTGCGCGCCAAGTGTCCCATCGCAAGAATTCTAAGCGGCACGCCCATTATCAAGAACCCCTTAAACAGTTTCGCCCAGTTCGGGTTCCTCTCCGCAGATATTCTGGGCTACGGAAACTTCTATTCCTTTCGTAATCGCTACGCCACCATGGGTGGGTTCAAGGACAAGCAGGTCATGTCCTACAAGAACCTGGACGAACTGTCCGACAAGATTGCTTCCTGCTCATACCGCGTGCTCAAGAAAGACTGCCTCGACCTGCCGCCCCAGGTATATAAGAAACGCCGCGTCACTCTCAAGCCGGCGCAGCTGAAAGCCTACAAGGAAATGCAGGTTCAACTTTATACGGAGTGGAAAGATGACCGCATCGAAGCCCCCATCGTCCTCACACAATTGCTCTTGTTCCAAGAAATCGTCGGAGGATACCTCCCGATCATCGAAGGTGGAGAGCGAGTTGGAACTTATGAACTCGTCAAGCCAAAAGAGAACCCAAAATTTTCCGAGGTCATTGACATTCTGGCAGAGGCGGGCGATCAACAGGCGGTGATCTGGTCTCGGTTCATTCCAGAGATCGATGGCTTGGCTGATTATATGGCTGGCCTTGGAATGAACGTCAGAAAGTTCTATGGCGGCACGAAAGAACGTGATAGAATTAGTATACGCAAGGCGTTCGCACGCGGTGAGATTGACTACATCGTGGCAAACCCAGCAGCCGGGGGAATAGGCATTGACGAATTTAAAGTGGCGGCAGTCAGTATATACCTATCAAACGATTTCGATACGGAGAAGCGTGTCCAGTCCGAGGATCGACAGCACCGGATCGGATCGGAGATACACGACGCCATTACCTATTGGGATATTATTGCGCCCAACACGGTCGACGTGAAGATCATCCGCACGATGCGGAACGACGTCGAGATTTCAACACAAGTTATGAGAGACGGATGGAAGGCTTGGATTTAGATGGCAAAGAAAACTACATCGATCATGAAGCACAACTCGCAACCTCACCGTCGCACGAGCATCGGCAAGTCAGCCAACTCGCGCGTCATCCATAAGTCCAAGTCGCGGGCACACTCCAGCTACAGGGGTCAGGGCAAATGAGCGAACATGCATTTCCAACCCATTTCGAAAACGACGAACACGGACTGTCGAAGCGTGAATACTTTGCCGCGCTGGCGATGCACGCCATCATAATCACGGAGAAGGGTGAGTGTGGGTCTACCCAGGTCGCCACGTGGGCATTCGTCCAGGCCGATGCAATGATCGCTGAAACGGAGAAACAAAATGAAACATGAAGTTCTCGATCACGGCTACGTCTTATACGTGGACCACATGGGCACCGATGCCGACATTGTGAAGGCGGCACGTGTATCGTATGCCGGTGACGTCGGTCACACAAGCGACGACATAAAGGACCGCCGGCTGATCCGTCGCCTCATGCACGACCACCACACGTCGCCGTTCGAAATGTGTGAACTGAAACTCGAAATGAAAATGCCGATCTTCGTAGCCCGTCAATGGGTGCGGCACCGGACGGCGAGCCTCAACGAGATCAGCGCACGCTACACCGTGGTCGACGACGAAATGTTCCTGCCCGAAGAGTGGGCAAAACAATCGACCGACAACAAGCAGGGGCGTTCCGACGAAGTCATCGACAACAACGCATATTATAATGGGGCGGCATCATACGTCCATGAAGCTGCGTTCGCGGCATATAATAAGCTCTTGAAACATAGCGTGAGCCGGGAGTTGGCACGCACTGTCCTGCCGGTCGCCACCTATACCCGGTGGGTCTGGAAGATGGACCTTCACAATCTGCTCCACCTGTTGAAGCTTCGCACCGATCCGCACGCTCAGTTCGAGACGCGCGAGTACGCCAACGCGATCTATATGATCTGCCAGGAGTTATGGCCCATCACTATGGAAGCGTTCAACGACTACGTCATGGGTGCCTACACCCTGACACGTCACGAGATCGACATCGTCAAGCTGTTGATCAAGGGTGTCGATGACCGTGAGGGTCGCCAGAACCGTGATAAGATAATGAAAAATCTCTCTCGTATCTATCTCGACGGCGGAACGATGACCCCTACGGAGTTCACACAATTCAGAAAGAGGTTTGAGATATGAGTAAGATGACAGAAATGGGTCAGGAGCTTCGGACCCTCAAGGATCGCAAGGAAGCCTTGGCCGAGGAAGAGAAGGCAGTCAACAGGCGCATCAAGGCGCTGACCGAGCACGAGCTTCCGGAATACATGGAAGATAACGAAATCGACAAGATCACTATCGACGGCGTGGGCACAATCTACATTCAGAATAATGTGTATGCCAGCGTCTTATCGGAAGACCGCGAAGCACTCTATATGTATCTTCGCGAGACGGGCAACGAGTCACTGGTCGTGGACTATGTGTTTCCTGCCACCCTGAAAGCGTTCTGCAAGGAACAGCTTAACAACGGTCAGCCTGTACCCGCCGTGGTCAAGGCTCACTACGTCCCCACCGCAATGTTACGGAGAAAATAATCATGGCTACCAATAAATCAGAAGTCGCAGTTCTCGACACCAATCTGCCGGCGTATATGCAGGACTACAAGGGCCCGACCGGCACCGAGGATATCGATATCGAGGATATCACAATCCCGCGCATCAAGTTGGCCCAGGGTCTGTCTCCCGAAGTCACGGCGGGCACCGTGAAGCTTGGATCGTTATTCCTCAACGTGACCGGAGAAGTCCTTGCAGAACCCGGCGAAGACCTCGCCATGATCTGCGTTGCACGCTCGAAGGAATTCATTCTCTGGCAGGACCGTCAGTTCGACGGCGGCGGCATCCTGGCGCGAGCGCATAAGGTCACCGTCAATGGCGAGACCCGATACGAATGGGACAAGCAGGGGCAGACGTTCGAGAACAAGATCAAGGGTATCCTGCCCGTGACCTGGAAGACGCTCCGCTACGTGGACGAGAACAAGATGGATAAGTTCGGGTCCGCGAACATCAACGATCCCGATAGCCATCCGGCAGCGACGGCTCACCACAATTTTGTGGTCGTCTTACCGAACCACGACAATCTCGTCGCGGCGATCAGCCTGTCCAACTCCCAGGTCAAGCGGGCCAAGGATTGGAACTTCATGCTCAATAGCGGCGGACAACCGATCTTCATCAAAGAGTTCCTATGCAAGTCTGTCGAGGAAGTCAACAAGGCCGGTGATGAATTCCGGAACCTGGACTTCAAGCCGAATGGGTTCATAGAGAAGGATGTTAAACTTTTCACCGAGAAGATGTTCCTGCAATTCATCGGGACCGGCTTCTCCGTCGATCAGTCCGACGTCGGTGCCGACGCAGCCTCTGGCGACAGCGGCAAGTTCTAATGCGTCAGTTCCATGAGTTGTTCGTCGGACGGACGGACGCCTATGGAACCTATGCTCTCCCCAAGGGACAGACTGCCAAGCGTGGCACGAAGTTCCTTGGGAAGGCGCAGACGATACGGAATGGAAATCTCACGGTCGAGAACTACCGTGAACATGTGAGGGGTGAAGTCGGTCTCGGCATCGTCCCGATCATTCCCAAAGTGAACACCGTCTCGTGGTTCGTGATAGACGTCGACAAGTACGGGGAAGATGATCTCCACGGCTCTCTTGCCAAGATGATCAACGCCCTCAACCTGCCACTCGTGGTTTGCAAGAGCAAGTCGGGCGGCGCGCACCTATATTGCTTCCTGACTGAACCCGCCCCGGCGGCTGATGTCCTGGGAGTTGCGAGGAAGTTTGCCAAGAAATTAAAACTCGATCCCAAAGTTGAAATCTTCCCCAAGCAGGATAGCATCAGTTCGAATGATGCTGGCTCGTGGATCAATCTCCCGTACTTCGGAGAGACACGCCCCTGCATGGGTGCGGACGGTCACACCGAACTGACGCTAAAAGAATTCGTTCTGTTCGTTCACGAGCGCGAGGTCGACCCATCTGACCTGGACGTGCGCGTCAGTGAAATGGATCACCGCGTCGATGACCACGGGTCAAAGGCACCGCCATGTATCGACCGCTTCATTGAAGACGGTATCGAAGAGGGCGGTCGCGACAACGCATTGACGCACGTCTCGGTCTACATGAAGAAAAGATATCCGGACGACTGGCAGGACCGGGTCGCTGAGTTTAACGCGTCGCATATAACGCCAGAGCTTAAGTTCAACGAGGTCTCTCGCATCATCAAGGGAGCGGAGCGGCGTGACTATCAGTATCTGTGCAAGCAGCAGCCCATGTGTGCGGTGTGCGACAAGGACGCATGCCTTAAGCGTGAGTTCGGTGTCGGCTCCGGTGAGGGTAGCACGCTCGACGACTTCACAATCGACAGCCTTCGGAAGATCGAAACGGAAGACCCGATCTGGGTCATCGTGATCGATGGTATCCCGATCAGTCTCAAGACTGACATCATCTTCAACTATCCTGCGTTTCGCATGGAGTTCTTCAAGCGGTGCAACCGCGTACTAAAAGCTATGAAACCAGAAGACTGGAAGGCGATCATCAATGAGGCGGCGGACAGCTGTGAGGTTGAGCGCGCCCCGGCAATCGTCGGAGAGAGCGGACAGATACGTCACCACTTCATGGAGTGGGTTGGACAGGCACTGCGCGGTTCCGATCCCAACATGATCCTCGACGGCAATCCGATCTACCGTGAGAAAGAACTATCGTTCCGTGGCACGGACTTCATCAGCTACCTCAAGCGCACCGGGGGCAGGTATGAAGATCGCATGGTGTGGCAGGTCATGAATGAGGATGGAGCAGAGACAACTTCGGAAGAGATCAAGGGAACCAAGCGTCAGCTATGGACGTACCCTGTTGGAGAGCCGTGGTTCGACCTGCCTGATACTGGAGATAAATTCTAATGAAGTGTCCCATCTGCGAGATCGAAGGGGGCGAAGACTTCCTACCGTGCGGCGTCGCACCGCGCTACTACGTCACCGAGTGGGGATATATCATGGGGATCATCTTTGGGTGTCCATTAGAACCCCCGAAGACACCCGATTATCTACCCTATGATATCCTCCCCCGCATGCCGGTAGTGGATCGGATCAAACTGGAAGAGAACGCGAAGGAGCACATCGATGCCAAAAGTTATCAAGATTTATGGTCCGCCAGGAACGGGCAAAACTACCACCTTAATTTCGATGCTCAAGAACGTCTTGGAGTCTGGTGTGCAGCCAATTCGGGTAGCATACATAACTCATACCGTAGCCGCGTGCGAAGAAGCAAAAACGCGCGTCGTCGACGATCTCGGTCTCGCTAAGAACCAGATGAAATGGTTCCGCACGATCCACAGTACGTGCTGCGGCATGGCAGGGATCACTCGGAATGAAAGTCTGTCTCGCCAGGACTATCGTGACTTCGAACGCGACACGGGCTACACCCTCAAGGGTGCTGTCGGTGATGACGTCGAGTCGTCCGAGGTCGAGACCTATGACATCGTCATCATGGCGGACCAGATCGCGAAGGGATCAGGCGTCCCCCTGCGAGAGGTCACGTCGCAAATTAAGTTCTCCCCCAAGCTGACCAACCCGGAGCTATTCCTCGAGGCCTATCACCAGTGGAAGAAAGACCACGGCAAGCTCGACTTCACTGACATGCTCTTGGAGTATGCCAACGGAGACTATCCCGCTGGTCCGGTCGACGTGGTGTTCGTTGACGAGGCGCAGGATTTGTCGAAGCTGCAATGGAGCATTGTCAATAAGTTATCCGCAGATGCGGATACCTTATACCTTGCCGGGGATGACGACCAAGCCATCTATAAATTCCTGGGCGCTGACGAGTTCGGCTTCCTCGACTATCCCTCCGACGAGGATGTTGTCCTCGACTATTCGTTCCGCGTACCGAAAGAGATCGGGGAAGTCGCCGATAAAATCATTCAACAGGTCGGTCGGCGCAAAGAGAAAGAGGTCACGTGGAAGGCACCGAAGGCTGGAGAATACCGCGGGGATATTACCGTCTACCAAAAAGACCCGTTCTATCTGCCTTGGAAAGACTGGGCTGCGTCGGGCGAGGAAGTGATGGTACTCACGCGGCACGTGCGACAGGGCAGGGAGGTCTCTCGACAGCTGAGCGCCCAGCACATACCTCACACCCTCAAAGGGAAGTGTCTGGCGACGGAGCCGATGGGTATCAACATCGGAACCTACCTTTACATGACACGCCTCGCCGGGAAGTTCCGCCCTGCTGTCGTGGCTCGCATGCTCAAGGCCATCGGTGACAGTACCCAGGCGAAGCGTATTCAAGACATGGGCGTGTCGGATCGTAAGATTATGATCGGGCAACGAGACATCACCTTCCCCGAGACAGATGATTGGCCCAAGTTATTTAGCAGTGATCGCTATGTCCTTCGAGACATTCAATCACTGCGCGATCAGGTCAACGAGTACGGCATTGAAATCATTGGTAAAAAGCCACTGATCGATGTCAGCACGTATCACGGTTCGAAGGGTCGTGAGGCGGACACGGTGGTCCTGTACACCGACTGCTACAGGCAAACAGATGAAGATCAGCGCAAGAAACCTGACGACGAACGGCGCGTGGCATATGTTGGTTTGACGCGCGCCAGGAAAAATGCTATAATTATTTCACCCCAAACGAACATGTACATTCGGGCACTCGTACATATTTAGGAGCACATCATGCAATCTCTACCTCACGAAAATTTGAAAGACGATGTCGCAGATGAATGGTTCGATCACGTCATGTCTGATTACAAACAGTTCGTTGATCGTGGCGTCAAGCTTCTCTATGACGACGAGCGTGAGCGTCTTGGTCTCGGAGCACTTGGCATGGTTTGCGAGGCTGGCGAGGCAGGGGACATCCTCAAGAAACATATCTTCCACGGCGTCGAACTCGACCGCGACGGTCTGGTCAAGGAACTGGGAGACGTGCTCTGGTATTTCACCCTGATACTCAACACCACCGGCATCACCCTGGACGAAGTGGTCGACAAGAACGTCGACAAGCTGGTCTCCCGGTATCCGGATAACCACAGTGCGTAGTGGTCATCAGACCAAGACGGGAGCGATGCTCGAGACGATAGGCAACACCATGTCGGGTTTCATCCTGTCTTACTTGCTCTGGGTTTTCGTGGTCGCGCCATTGTATAACATCGACACCACATACGCCGATAACTTCGGTATAACTTGCATCTTCACGGTGCTCTCACTCGCGAGGTCGTACTGCTGGCGTCGCCTCATGACAAAGGTTCATCATGGAAACTAACTGTACAAGATGCGGCAAACCAGTCGCCAACGGAACAATATTGCCGTGTATCGAGGGCATCATTGAACACGATGATGTCGACGCAATGTTGGAGGTCTGTCCAGTTTCGCTTGATGCAAAGTCGAAATTTTCGCGGCCCGAAAAAACGGATTTAGCCGCACCCCTGGAGAACGAACTCCAGTTAAATGTTGCCGATGGCGGCGGACTGCGGTTCAACGAAGAAAAGAACCTTCTCGAACTGGTTCCGCCGGAATGGGTGTGGGGCCTGGGCGACGTGACGACGCAGGGCAGCAAGAAATATGCTCAGCGCAATTGGGAACGTGGCATGAAGTGGTCGATTATGGTTGGCTGCTCGCTTCGCCACCTGTTCAAGTTTCTCGCCGGAGAACGTTACGATCCCGAAACGGGTTGTCATCACCTTGCGATGGTGGCGTGGAATGTCCTGGCATTAATGTCATATGACCTTCGCGGCATCGGCGAGAACGACATCCCCGAAAGCGATATGGCCCTGCTCGAAGCAGTCAACTCTGGAAAAGGAACTAATTCATGATTATCGGAATGGATCTCGAGACCACCGGACTTATCAAGGGAAACAATTTCCTGCCCGGCATCACCCAGATCGGCGCGGTCAAGTACGACGCCGAACTGAACGAGATCGACAGCTACGTGCAGGATATCAATCCGGAAATCCCCGCCAGCGATTGGCAGGAGGGAGCTATTAAGCTGCGCGGTATCGGCCCTGGCGATCTGGATCACTGTCCGACATTCTTCGCGGCATTCTTCGGCTTCGCGGAATTCGTTCGCGGCTCCGTCATCTGGAGCGGCTTCAACATCGACAACTTCGACACCAAGGTTCTGGGACGCAGCCTGGAACGCTACGGCTTCTCTCAGCACTTCCCCTGGCCGTCATATCACATCGATATCATGAAGGTCGTCATGAAAGAATATGGTGGACGCCGGAAACTCGGTGATGTATATTCCGACCTGTTCGGCGAGAAGATCGTCGACGCTCACGAGGCACTTCCGGATATCCGCGCCACGATGCGGATCGGTCAAAAGCTGGCACCGGACCTCTTCTATCAAACCCTGGAGCGAGCGGAGTTGAATTCATGAGCATGATCAACCTTCACGATCACCGGGGGTCTGAAGTATCCCTAAACGTCGACCATATAACTGCCGTCAGGCCAAGTGGCACGGAGAAGGCGGAATATATTATCGTCGACACCCTAAAAGACCTTTTCTATATCGGCGGCTGGGAATACGAAAACTTCGTCGACGAGATCAACCGAATACAGGAGGAAGGTTAATGTTTGTCACATGCTATCACTCGAACCGAGACCCCAACGATATGCGCGCACTCATGGCGTTTGATACAGAGCTTGTTTCTCGCGTTTGGGAATATGAGCCGGGAATTCTTATGATCGAGTTTTGTGATACCCCGAAGGGTATTATGACCGACTCATTTGATGACATACCCGACTTCTTCAAGGCAACCGGATTGGAGTTGAAATAAATGCTACCCCTGAACGCCATGACAGACTTCTCGTTCATGAAGGGCTTCGGCTCTGCTGAACAATGGTATGCCCGTTGCCAAGAGCTAGGCGTCGAAGCCTTCGGCCTTGCCGACCTCAATAGCACGTGGGGGCACGTACCGTTTACAAAAGTCTTCAAAGACGTGAAGCTCTTGCTTGGCGTTCAGGTGGCCGTGGTTCCCAACCTCACGAAAGATAAGCGGCACGGCATTGTCACTCTTATCGCCAGGAACAGGGACGGATTGTCACTCTTATATAAGGCAATGACCCTGGCCCACCAGCAAACCTATTACCGGCCTCGTCTCACGTGGGCACAGCTTTCAGACCTCAATGGTTTTGTCGAGGTCATCGTGAACGAGTGTTCCCTTGGAGACTTCGTGGATTTCGAGAAGCTTGGCTTTGGCTACGTGGCATGTTCCGCGCGCCCTGGTGCCATGCGTCACGCAATCATGAGCGGAGACTTCAAAGTGGTCGCGACGTCCTCGCCGGCTTACCCGTCAATCGAACACAGAGAGGCTTACGAGCTTGTCCGTGCGGTGGCAAATGGCGTGAAGTTCGGTGAGGACGTCGACGACGGACTTCACATGTTGCGGAGGTCAGAATATGAAACCCTTCTTCGACCCATTACCGTCCAAGACGAGTGGTATAGGAACGCAGAACAGATTGCTTCGGAGTGTTCGGCATCTGTTCGACAAGCCACAAACATCAAGCCTCGTGTTGACCATACCCTTCAAGTGCTCGCCGAGACAGGCGCGCGCGAACGGGGAGTCGATCTTAGCGGCGATTATGGAGAGCGGCTACGACACGAACTTGGCGTCATCAGTGATAAAAAGTTCGAAGACTACTTCCTTTTTGTCGCGGATGTTGTGGCGTGGGCTAAAGAGCGTATGTTCGTTGGTCCGTGCCGTGGTAGTTCTGGTGGGAGTCTTTTATGTTACCTACTCGGTATCACGGAGCTTGATCCTCTTCGGCATGGAACGCTCTTCGAAAGGTTCCTCGACGTTGGTCGTACCGATTGGCCTGACATCGACATCGATTTCCCTGACAACAAACGCGACCTTGTTTTTGAATATCTCCGCGAAAAATATGGCGAGGATCACGTTGCACGTTTAGGGACCATCAGCAAGTTCGGTGGCAAGTCAGCCATCAACGATGCGGGCAGGGCATATGGGGTCGAGTACGCTGCAACGCGTGACGTTGCACGTGTAGTGGACACGGTGGATGTTCCCCTGCCTGTAATGTTCGACAATATGCCCGAAGACGTGCAGCCGATCCTCGACGCGAACCCCGAATTACGCAAAGCTGCGCTCATAGACGGGCATCCTCGTCACCACGGCGTACATGCGGCGGGCGTTGTGGTGACCAATGAGCCGGTGACGTCCTTCGGAGTGCTGGATAAGGATGGCACGATCAGCCTGGACATGAAGACCGCCGAGGGGATCAATCTCTTGAAGCTTGATGCTCTCGGTCTCCGCACCCTGTCCGTGATCGAGAATTGCTGCGAACAGGTCGGGTATAAAACTGAAGAACTTTACGAGCTTGGCTTCGATGGGAGGGAGCACAATTATCTCGACGACTACGCCGACGACACAAATGTGGTCAACGTCTTCGATCTGTTCAACAAGGACCAGGTCACCGGCATCTTCCAGTTCGAAGGCACGGCAGTGCGACAACTCATGAGGCAGATTAATGTGGAAACTTTCGACGATTTGGCGGCGCTTATGTCTCTGGCACGACCCGGACCTCTTGTGGGAGGGGCCGCTGGAAACTGGGTCAAGCGACGGGCTGGCGAAGAGGACTTCTCGTATTCTCACCCGATCATGGAAAAGATTACGGCAGAAACTCTCGGCACGATTATCTACCAGGAACAGGCGATGCAGATCGTCAGGGAACTCGGTTCATTCGATGACATCGGAGTCAACGGCTTTAGACGCGCGGTCGGCAAGAAAGACCCAGAAGCCCTCCAGGCGTACCGGCAGGAATTTTTAGATAGCGCCATCGAAAAATATATCGATCACCACGTTGCGACCGGCGACATAGAGCTTGATGACTTGGTTAGGTTGACATCAGAAGAAACCGCCAATGCGCTATGGGATGAAATGTGCGAGTTCGGTTCCTACGCGTTCAACAAAAGTCATGCTGTGGCTTACACCATGCTCTCTTATATATGCGCCTATCTCAAGTCTGTATATCCGATGGAGTATAGTATAGCGCAGCTTCGCAACGCGGCGTCCGAGGATCAGGGGAAGGCTCTCCTGCGCGAACTGATCGCCGAGGGGTATGAGGTCATTCCGTTCGACCACAAGCGCAGCGAGGATGACTGGTCGATCCAAGACGGCAAGATGGTGGGCGGCTTCACCGCAGTGAAGGGCGTCGGAGCCAAGACAGCCAAGACGCTCATGGAGAAGCGCGACGCCAACCCTGATGGGTGGCTGGACGACCTCACCCCTGCCCAGAACGAGAAGATCACGAAACCATTCAACACGCCGTGGGACGATCTCAACCGAAGAGGAAAGATGTACAAGCATCTCTATGACGATCCGGATAAGCACGGCATACGCGGGCCGATCCTGCGTCTCGATCAGGTTCCAGAAGAGAAGGGGCAATACTGCTTCATCGCAACTCTCACAAAACGTCAGCTTCGCACGAAGACCGACGACAAGGGTAAGGCGATGGCGAGTAAGGCAACCTTCCTGAACCTGTATTGGGAAGACGACAGTGGCGATTGCGGCAGTACGATAAGCCGCTTCAAGTACGAGGAAATGGGGGCACCCATTATGGAGATACCAGATGCAGAAGGTCGCGACTTCCTCGTTCGCGGCACCATCATCAACGAGGGCCAGAACAATTGGTTCTTCATCGACAAACTTAAGGAACTGACAGATGACTGAAACTGACGTGGGCCAGCGCCTACTATCCTATATCGAGCGCATCGAGCGCCTGGATGAAGAGAAGAAGGAACTCGCCGCCGATATCCGCGAAGTCTTCGCCGAAGCCAAGGGCACCGGCTTCGACGTCCAGATCATGCGGAAGGTTCTCACCATCCGCAAGATGGAACCCGCCGAACGCCAGGAGCAGGAAGCCCTGCTCTCCACATACCTCACCGCATTGGGAGCGACATCATGACGACACCGACCAAAGTTAAACTCGACACCAGCGAACAGCTGGCCCTCAAGGCTCTTCACGACAAGACGGTGGGCCTCAACAACTTCGTGCAGACAGTCACGGCGCAAGGCGAGAGCCGCATGGCCGAGATACAGGCCGAGAGCCGTCGTATCTGGGAAAAGATCGCGGCGAACCATGGTCTCGATATCGAGCACGTGAACTACGAAGTCGACGCCAAGACCGAGCACTTGGTTCCGATGATGATGAAGCTATGAGCTTTATCGCTCATGTCGAGGCCGAGGTCGCTGAGCATAACCATGACCAACGCGTCGAAGTCGAGTACGGGGAGGTCCGAGAGGACTTCTCCACTCTCGAAGAATTACTCGAGGGCAGTGACATCGATATGTCTGACTGCAAACTGTTCACGTATCAGCTGAATGGTGACGCGCAGGAAATGCATGGGGCGACCCATTTCTGCGTCATCCAGTTGGACGTCGATAAGACAGTCGGAGACCTGTATCTCCAGGGCAACACGATCCAGGGGCCAGCAGTTCTCTTACTGTGCAACGGCGAAAGCTTGGTGGGCTTCCACTGCAACAAATGTGCTCATAGTTTTGTAAGATGGTTCCTCGAGACCCAGGGTTATTGGAAAGAGAAATATCATGAAGTTGGAAGTTTCGAAAAAGCGAAAACCTGTACCACGATCCACTGAGGCGGCGTTCGAGAAGCGCGTCGCCAAGGTGCTCGAGGGGGTGGGTCTAATGTCCTACCACACCGCCGAGCGTTTCTATAAGGGTATCCCAGATCGGTATGTGGCGGGCGGCAACTGGATCGAGTTCAAGGCTGTGCCGTACAGTGGAACGCGACGTATTACACCCACTCGGTTCTTCAAGCCCGAGCAGAAGCTTTGGCTGACCCGGTTCCACAATGCCGGTGACCGAGTGTTCGTGTGCATCCTGTTCCAGCCCGAGAATGGCGAGCCACGTGTCCTGCTCTGTCCCTGGGCCCTCCTTGAAGGGGAAGGATCAATGTCTACAGAACGTGTTGATCGATATTCTATGATATGTTCCACGACGGATGACCTTAAAAAATTCGTTGCCCTTCGCTTCGGTCATGAGCATGATCGCTTCTCAAATTATAAAATGAGTTTTTTACCATGAAAAAGCGCCCCCTTATCAATATGCTCACGTCCCTGGAGAATATTCCAAAGGAATGGCTGAACCACGTCGAACCGAAGGTCGTCAGAGGAGCGTTCCTGCCCTGCTGGATATGGGCAGGGGCAGTCGACAAGAACGGCTACCCCATCATGCGCGACGGGAACACGATCATCATGATGCATCGATATGTCGCCAAGCTGTTCTATAAGGTGGGGAAGACCGACTATGTGAAACGATCCTGCGGGATCAATAATTGTGTGAACCCAAACCATGTCTATGTCTCGAAAACCCAAAGAGGTTAATCCTATCGCCCGGGCACTGCGGGGTCTGCATCAGAGAAAAATGCCAAAAAACCAAAAAAAGTCCTTGACCCGCCCCAAACGGAAAGCGTATGATGCTCGTACAGTAGAGGAAGACACCTAATAGGAGAGCAGGTACATGAGCTTTGAAGACAACGTCAGGAGTATCGAGCGGGCGGTTCGCAGTGACTTCGTCAGACTCTATGGCTTCACCGGATCGGCGAGACTGGTTCAGGAGGGTGTTGAGGTCTGCTTATCCAAGGATAAGGAAACGATATATAATATTATCTCGTGGCATCAGCTGGCCTCGATCCGTATTCCGCCAGGGCCGCATATTGTCCATGGCTTAATCGCCAAGGTCGCCAAGCCCAGGAGTGTGTTTTGATAGACCTTAATCTCAAGACCCAGCCGTTCGCCTATGAACTCACCGAGATCGTGGACGAGAAGGGAACGCGTTTCGAAGCACGGTTGCAGTATGACACCAAACAGAACTACTGGCTGTCCTCAGTGCGCGGCGACGTCAAGTGGGGTGATAATGAGTTCTTCGTCACCAGTATGGAGTGGTACGGCACGTTCACAATTGTCAGGATGGTGACGACATGAAGATCGCCACATATAAATGCCACTGCGGACACAAGTGGGAAGCCGAGGTCGAAGGCGGCACCATGCCCCTCAAACACAATAAGGTCCATTCGGACAAGTGCCCGGCGTGTGGCAGTATATATTTCGCCTGGACGAACTACCTTTCATCATTCGTGGGGAGACCATCGTGAAGGAATTGCCAATAGCGGCGTGCCGGTTATGCGGCGAGGAATTTCGGCAGAAACGCAACGATCAGAGGTTCTGTGAGACGGCGTGCCGGTCATCATTCGTGGGGAGACCATCGTGAAGGAATTGCCAATAGCGGCGTGCCGGTTATGCGGCGAGGAATTTCGGCAGAAACGCAACGATCAGAGGTTCTGTGAGACGGCGTGCCGGAAAAAGTATCACCGCAACATCGAGCAGCGAGGCGGCAGAGCCGTCGAAATGCTCATCGAATGGCGAAATTCGCGCGGCAGTAAAAAAGGCGCTTTGACCAAAATTGCCGCACTCGTCGACAGTTGGATACGGGAGGATCGAAAATGAGTTATGACACACCGGTGGTGCAGCCGCGCATGATGCATAAAACGCTCGTACCGGCGAAGAAGGATTACACGCTCGAGGATTACATGCGCGACATCGTCAAGTGCGCAGGGGGCTTCACGGATGATAACAAGGTCGTCCATAAGCCCGTCCCGCAACTCCAAAACTTCATCAAGGGCCACGACCTCGTCGGCACGTTGCGCGGGTCACCGCATTGGGTTCGCAATTCAGACTTCTATAAAAGGAATTCCAAGGTATGAATGATGTACGCATCATTCCACTTTACAAAGGCAGTGATCAGATTGGTCACTGTGTGGTTTTAAATATCCGCATCTTCCAAGACGGGTCGATGAGTGGCAGTGTTGCCCGCACCTATAAGGGCGAGTCCGACCAGTCCTACTATCTCTGTGAGGGGTGGCTGGAGGGTTACAGTGCGAGGGACCGCCAATGATGGTCATCCTCCCGATCCAATTCGTCACAGGCACCGCTATCGGATATCAGGTGATCGACATGGAAGCCATCTTGCACGACAGCGGGGAGATAAAATATCCAATGGGTGTTGAGCAAAGCTGGTTCATCACCAAACACACACTTCAAGAATGTTTCGATTTCGCCGTGGCATATGTCAAGCGAAACGACCCACACAATGCAGGAGCAAAAGGATGAATTACGACCTGAAAATTATGGCGCTGACCATTTATGGCGAAGCACGTGGCGCATCGGCGGCGGGCAAGGCTGGTGTTGCTCACGTCATCATGAACCGCTACGCTCGCCCTGGTTGGTGGACGCGACACCTGAGTGACAACGTCGTGGATGATACGATTGCGGCAGCGTGTCTCGATCCGTATCAGTTCTCATGCTGGAACAACGGCGATCCCAACCTCAAGGCCATGGCAATCGTCAGCGAGGCCGACCCGGTGTATTTGCAGTGCATGAGGATGGCAATCGGCGTTATCTCCGGTGACGTGCCTGACCCGACACATGGCTCGTATCACTATCACACCAAGGCCGTGACACCCGGTTGGTCCCAGGGCCTGGACCCGGTATGGGTCGAAGGCGATCATCTCTTCTATAATAATGTGAGGTAGCTATGTCTGAATTAATTCAAATCTACTATTCGATGGACACGGTATGTGTCTCATGGCCTGATGGCACGGTTCATACTTATGAGCCGAATGTCGACTTCCATCAGCTCAAGGGGCTGCTTGCCAACTGCATCACGGACTTCTGGATGGAAGGGAAGATGGATTTGACGTCCAGGTCACTACTCGAGGGGCCGGCGGATTGCAGTGCAGTAGCAGTAGCAGTGCAAGACCTGTGCCGGCGGTATGAAATTTCCATCACATGCACCGGCAACATCTGGCAGGTCACAAAGGGGGATCAAGTCCTGTTGCAGGACTACAAACTGGAACGCGCACTCGAGCGCCTAACGAAGGATCAGGTGTCATGAAGGCCACCATCGTCGAACTACCATCACGCGTGATTACCCTGATTACTGATGATCATGGGAATACTGAAATCACCTTTGCCCGCAGCAAGTTCAATGCGAAGGACGTAGCACGTGACCACGGAGCAGGGGACATTATCGTTGGAGGATTAGAATGTTTGGATATTTCGCTATTGCAGCCGGTACAGCAATCTGCACCCATTTCATCTGCGCCTGGGCCGGCTTCCGACGACCCTGGTGGGCCTACGTCGTTGCCGGATTCATCTGGCCCATCTACTGGACATACGTCTTACACGTCTGGTTCGAAAGTTTCTCGAAAGGGAAAACGTAAACCAAAATGAGAAATTTTTTGAATAGTTGAGAGACGTAATAAGGGGGCTTCGGCCCCCTTTTTATGTTTAACGAGACGTGAATAGTTAATGGATTATATTTGTCTAAAATGAAATCTATTCATGATTAACGAAAAGTATTTGTCTAAAATACAATCTATTAATGGTTAATTAAAATTATTTACCTAAAACTTTAATTGAAAGCAATCTATTAACCCTATCAAACCCTAAACTACCGATAAAATTTACATCAAATCAAATCTATCGGTCAACACTTTTTTATGGTTAAAATTTCGTTAATTCGAAAATTTATTTTCGCATATATATAGTGTCAAATTATTTTTCCGATGCTAACCAATTGGTAATAAATTTCCGCTATATTTTGATCATTGGAACAAACAAGGAAACGATCATGACGGTTTTTAAGATGATAGTTATTCGGGTTTCGCTTATTGTCGCCGGTTCGGTATTCGCATGGCCTGCGATCATTGAAGGTAAAATCATTCTGGAAAGTGTAGCGTCAAGCTTTCAAATCGCGGGGTTTTGATCATGAAAAATTTTAAACGTTCAGCTCTCCCATTGAAAACTCAAACTCTAATGAGGAAGAAAGAATTCGGGCACGGTTTCCGCGACGCTGTAAATGGTAACGGATACCGAGTTGAGTATGATTTAACAACCCATTATGATCGCTTATCATATGAACGAGGCCGGCAATTCTTTGCAGCAACCAAAATGCCGGCAATTAAGACCAAGGGACGTCTAACTCAAGCGGCGTATGACGCCATGATCGATTTAATCAGAAATAGGAGTATCATCTAATGAGAAAATTGTTTGAAATTGCAAACGATATCGATAAAAATTGGCCGAAAGTATATTTCGGCGCGCGCCCTTATTTACAAGCGATGATATCAATGGAAAATATCACCGATGATTATGGCGCAGATAGCGGTAAATCGATTGTAATGTACTTCCTTGCCAACGCACAAGCATGGCGTGGCGAGCACGCGCGCCGGATCAAAACAGAATTAAAGGGTATGTTATGAGCTATGATGTTTCACTTTTAATCGATACAGGCTCGGATGAATTGCATGAAATATGGACGGGGAATTTCACGTCGAATTGTGCCCGGATGTTCGATCTTGCGATAGGCGGACTGGGGATACTAGATGGAATGATGGCCGATGACGCGTGGCATATTCTCGTCGTCGGCGTTAAGAGAATGGAAGTATGCAGGGAAACGAATATACATTCGGCCAGATACCTTGCATTAAACCCTGGCAATATGAACTTTGAACACGACAACCTATATCCCACATTTATCTGGCAAATAATCGAAAATCTGGTCGACGCATGGGGAGATAGCATATCCGCGCAAGACTTTTTACGTTCCATCCTGGAACAATGTGAGAAACATCCGGACGCGAGAATAAAAGTAATATCCTAATACCTTGTTAAGGTATTTCGGGTATTTTCAAAGAATGGAAACTGGATATCTTAGAGAATTGCAAACTTTGCTATTGATTTGGAGCAAGGATTTAACCGGCGAACAAGTGGCGCGCATGGCGTGGCTTGGACGTCAAATGGAAATCGAATTAGGAGCAATGAAAAATGTCTGCTAACAACTCATTAATGATACATGACGTGAACGAAATACTTGTCGGCGCGCCGACAGAAACCACAAGTTCAAATGGCGACACCTATTATGTCCGCCGGATTAAGATAGTCGACGTCGACGGAAACAAGCTGGAAATTACTGTATTTTCAGATGTCCGGCGTGGCGTCGAATTCACAAATAAGGATTGAAACATGTATAAGAATTTGAACGATATCATTGTGACACTCGCGACAACAATCGATTATGAATTCATGGTTCTGGAAACAAGCGAAAGGGAATGCATCGATTTTGCGGCGCGCTTGCGTCAATCGATCAAACTTTTGACCGAAGCCGAAAAAGCTTTCACGAAGCAAGCAACCGAGAATACCCGGTTCGACGATGATACCCTGCAGGGTAAATCCGCTCGATTGCGTGGCGTTGATTTTTATGCCCAAGTTACCGAAACAATTCGCTGGTCACTGGATAGCAAAGCCGTCAAGGTCGAAATGGGCGATGAATGGTACAATAAACGTTGCACGCAGGGCGTTGTCCGGTCGGTCAAATATATTGAGGGCGCACATGCCAAATGATGTTTCGCCATATATAACTCGCGCCCTGGAACGAGCCGAAAAACATCCAACTATTGAGGAATGGAATAATGCGAAAGTTACTAAGTGTATCCGTCGACGCGAAAACGATCAAATCAATCGGCAAGGGAGTGTTAACCGGGATTTTATACCTTGCCCCGGGGCGCTTATCGGGTCGAGAAGTTTGCCCCATGGCTTCCGCCGGTTGCTTAAAATCTTGTCTGTATAGCGCGGGACGTGGCGCATTTTCAAACGTTCAAAAGGCTCGGATATCGAAAACAAATCTCTATTTCGATGATCGAGAATTGTTTTTTAATATCCTATATCGTGACATTGTGGCATTGGAGCGCAAAGCGAAACGCGATGGATTAATCCCCGCAGTCCGGTTGAATGGTACAAGTGATATTCCGTTTGAACGCGTGGCATTTATCCGAGATGGCGTCGAATATGATAACATCATGCAAGCTTTCCCAGCCGTCACTTTCTACGACTACACGAAACGCCACAATCGGAACGTGACGGGGATAAAGAATTATTCCCTTACGTTTTCGTTATCCGAAATCAATTTGCTTGACGCAATCCGATGGATTGCCGGTGGAAAGGGAAACGTCGCAATTGTTTATCGTGACCAGATACCAGCGCTTTACTGGCTTTCCATCCTGAAACCATGGCCCGTTATCGATGGCACAGGGCACGATGCGCGCTTCCTTGACCCACGTGGCGTTATCGTCGGATTGTGCGCCAAGGGCGCTGCTAAGCGCGATACAAGCGGATTTGTGATATGAGAGCAAATATAATCATCAAGGAAGGTGACGCCGAACTCTGGTTCTATCGTCACAGTGACGGATACCCTGATAGAATGATGCCTATATTGGAGAAATTTATGGAACGTGTAAAGGCTGGGACATACCGTTCCACATCTCATTGTGTTGGTCACCTACGGTTTATGATGAGCGGAAGGTTGGAACGATCAGCAGGGAAACATGTCGAATTTGTCTATATGATTGATCTGGTCAAGAAAACAGTAATGTGGATTGAGGCTGGTCAATGGGAAACCTAATTTCCGTTATCGTGCTAGCTGGGATTGGATATGGTTTGGTCTATTTCTTTACTTTAAGTATCGTGTGAAGAAACACGTTGCACGTGGCAGGGAAGGGAATAATAACCCTTCCTTGACGCGCGCCCTATAGGGGGATTTTAAAAAGTAAAATATACCCACACTTTCGTGAGTATAACTTATTTCTAGCTTACATAGTAGCTAAGGGATTATGGGGTTTATATACCGTAGGTTATACAGATAACAATTATATCTTAGAATTCCCCTATAGGGAATACGTCCCCCCTGTCTCAACCCCATAGTACGCCCCATATATTAACCCCTATTCCATACCCTGCTATTCCTACTCCTACCCTGGCCGACCTTCACCATTTTAAAACTTATTTATACACACGTTACACGTGCATCGAAACACGGTTGTATTTCTATTGTAACAACAACCGTTAACCTTTCGTTCACCATATGTTCTCATTTCCCCTTCCTATACACGTAGCACGTGTATTGTATTAACTAATACAACATACGCCTATGGTTGCAACGTAGCACGTGCTACGTGTTAATTCTTTATTGACCATGTCCATGCATACGCGAGTATACATGGGATTAGATATGTATTAATGAGGCATTTGACACGTGTCACGTAATATAGCATTAGTTATTATATATATTTGGATTTGATGATTACTTATGTTGTATTTGATTGACATTGGGCCGGTGTTTATGAGGTATTTAGCTCAAATGCCGTGGGGCCACCCCTTACCCACTTGGCAATGTAAGTACCTAATTCCAATTTTGCGCGATTTCAAAAAATGGGATTTGTCCGCACTATTGCATACGAAGTGTCACGTGCTACGATACCCGAATGCGAATCACAATTTACAGAAAGACAGGTCCATACGAGTGGACCACCAGAATCTTCGAAGATCCGTCCGCCGAACAATTGCGGGGTTTCACGGGTCTCGTGGTATATCGAGTAAGCGGGAATGCGACCGCGGAGAACAGGGCTGTTCTTGCGGGGTACAAGGTATTGACGCCATGACAGATCATCTAGGTAAAAATCATCATTCCGGATTCGATAGGAACAGTCGAGCGGCTGCGACCCTCGCGGCAGGTGCCACGTTCCAAGGCGTCAGTGAAGACGTGTCGAATTACGGCAGGGTCGGTATCGCGATCTATTCGGAGAATGCCACGGACGGCGTTCTGTGGGTTGAGGTGAGCCACGACGGTGTGACGTGGTTCGGCCCGCCGCGCAAATTCGCGAACACTAATATCGCGACCCCTCACATGTGGAACATAGTCGAGAAGTATTTTCGAATTCGTTACGTAAACGGAACGACCGAGGCGACCAACCTGTCGATCCAGGTTCAATATTCCTCGAATGCAGACACGACCCTGGTTCACGAGCTGAATGAGGTTATTCCCAATGAAAGCGAAGCGACGCTGGTGAGGGTGGGGACGACATTCGATTTGGAAGCTTCACGACAGCACATCAGAGGAACCGCCGCAGAGTTCTTTTTCGGCTTCAATAACGACGTCGGGACATCGTGGGAGGATATCCACCCACAGGGCGGCGATATCACGTGGTTGACTGTCGCGACCAAGGTGGAGGTCTTATCCAGTCACGCAGCGGACAACGGCACGACGCCGGGTCTCGGCTTACACTCAGTCGAGATACACGGATTGTCCGCGACGGGCGAGGATCAGGATGAGGTTATCCTGCTCAACGGAACCGCCGCTGTCGAAAGCACGCTCACGTATATCAGGGTCAACATAGTTCACAGCGAGAAGTGCGGGACATATGGCGGGAGTCACCGGGGAGACATCACGTGCCGCGTGACAGGAGGCGGCGCGGTACTGTCGACCATGACGGGCGCAGAGGGTGCCGCGGGCTCATCGGTACAATACGGCGAGGGGGAAGCAGGGAACGGCTTCTATTCGGTCCCGCTGGGCAAGATCATGTATATCACGCGGATCGAGGTAATTCCCGACGTCTCGGGGAATAAGACGGTCGATATCGCGCTTTACGAGCGAGAGGACCTTTTGGACATTGTTTCGCCGTTCTCGCCGCGCAGGGTGCTGTGGCAGGAGAATGGTGTCGATAAGTCCACCGAGAAGCCTGTGAAGTCTCACATCAAGGTCAAGCCCCTTGCCGACATCTGGTTCAGGGCAAAGGCGACGGGAGCATCGAAGATCGAAGTCCACGTGGATTTCTACCTACTGAACGAGGATGATAGCGGAAGGTAAGGGGCATGTCAAAAAAGGCTATGAAAAGATACACGACCCAGGCGATGAAGCTTGAGGAAGGCCCAATACCTGAGGCAGTTTTCCTGCCCCCTGCATTACGTGGCAAACCCGTCCACGCCACGTACCACGTGGCAGATGCCAAGCCGATCAGTATCGAAGAGCACGTGGTCCGTATTAATCAGGAAACAGACCCAGTCGGTCTCCTGATTGCTATCGCCAATGGTCAACCAGTCCCGACCGTCACGATCAACGAAGCCGGCGAGGCGGTGGCGGGTTTTGAGACTTTACCGCTGAAAGACAGAATTTCAGTGATAAAGTTCCTCTCCGACAAGGTTTTGCCGCGCATGTCGGTTTTCAAGAAAATGACGCCCGAAAAGGAAGATGACGACTGGATGGCGACGCTCAGCAACGCTGGAGGGAAAGATGATTGATTCAATCTCTGTGACGTACCAAAACTCAGCAGGGCAGGAATTTACCCGAAGGTTCTTCCCTCCCTATACGGCGTGGCACTTTCGAGGATATCAGAACGTCGTATCCTTTGTGATCGACGGTAAAGTCCCTGCTGACGTGCAAAGGGAAATCGATGTCTACGAAGTCTGAGAAAGCATACGAGTATTGGCGGAACAATCCGGTCGAAGCGATCAAGGATTGGTTCAACGTCACCCCCGAGGACTATCAGGCGGATGTCCTCAACGGTCTCTTCGTTGGCGGAAAAGATCGCGTTGCCGCAAAGTCTGGACATGGAGTGGGGAAGACGACGACGCTCGCTTGGGCGGGATGGATTTTCCTGAACCTCTGGCCTCAATCGCGTGTCGTATCAACCGCGCCGACTTTCGCTCAGCTACACGACGTTCTATGGCCGGAATACGCAAAATGGCACGTGCATATGCCAGCAGGGCTTGCAGCACAGTGGGACATCTCTGGGGGTCATATTCGGAACAAAGCTCACCCGAAGACATGGTTCGCAGTCGCTCGCACCTCGAACAAAAGTGCCAACCTTCAGGGGTTCCATAGTACCGACATAATGGTGCAGGGAGACGAAGCATCAGCAATTCCTCCGGACGTGTTTGAAGTCATCGAGGGTATTATGTCAGATGCAGGGGAGCAAGATCAAGTCGCAAAGCTCCTGCTCACCGGAAATCCGAATTTCACGTCTGGAGAGTTCTACAACGCTTTCCACCGGAATGCGGCCCTGTATGAGCTATTTACGATCTCAGGCGATCCCAAGATCA